TTATTCTTCGTCTTTACCGGTATCCGCCTCAGAACCGATGCGGACCCACATGGGCATAGACCAGCTTGCGTAGGCTTTGTTGCGACCCTTGGGACCTTTCTTCCAGCCGTCGGCGCTGTCCAAGATGTCGCCGAGGCGAAGGTCCTTGTCGGAGCGGCCGTCGAACAACTCGTACTTGAGCTCTTTGATGCAGACCTTGTCCAAACGCAGGGTACATGTCTCATAGTCACCCAGCCAATCGCCTCGGGCGAAGTTCCTGCGCTCGTAGGCAGGCATGTCGTACCAGTTGGCGGGTCGGAGCATCTCCAAGTAACCCAGCACATCCACCCGGTCGTTGTCGGGGAGCTTGTACATCTCGCGCCGTTTTTGCATCTCGGCTTCGAGATGGTTCTCCTTCAGGTACAGGTATAGGTTCACTTGGTCCTGCGTCTGCCCGGGCTCTCGGAACTCGTGCATCCGCTCTTTCCACCGAACTGCGGCCTCGGCCCACAGCTGGTCGACCTCGTCTTCAAAGCCCCTCAACTCGCCGCGGTCGCCGATGCCTTTTACCGGCATGACCCAGTAACGTCTCTCGCCGGTATCGTCCCGGAGGAAGGCACCGTTGTTCGACGTGCCTGCGAACACGCACTGGCGTTTGTATGTCTTGGCGTCGCGGGCATAGGCACTGCGGTAGCGGTCCTCGGTGGCGGTGATGAAGTTCTTGAGGGTGTTCTGGTCGGCCTTACGAACCTTATCCAGTTCGCCAAACTCAACGATCCATACGCCCTTGAGCTTTTCGGCGGTGCCCTTGCTCATGCTCGGGTCGTCGATGCTACAGGTGTAGAAGCCTCGGGAAAGCAGACGGAGCATCTTGGTTTTACCGAGACCCTGAGGGCCGCAGGTGATGAGGATTTGGTCGAACTGGCACCCGGGCCTCACGATACGGTCCACAGCGGCAATCATCCAGCGGCGCGTGATGACCCGGTTGAGCTCGTTGTCCTCTGCGCCGAGCCATCGGATGAACATGGTGTCCAGCCGCTCTACGCCGTCCCACTCCAAGTCCTCCAGCGGGTCCTTGATGGGGTGGTACGTGCGCTCCAAGGCGACCGAGAGCAAAGCGCCGTCGAGCATCCCGTTGACCTTGTTCCTCCCGGTGTCGAAGCCGTACTGCTCCATGTGGGCGTAGAAGTCCGGCCAGTCGGTCTCCTGCCACTCCTTCTCCGCGCCCCGGTTGCCTTCCCATTCAGTACCATCGCCGAAAATGTCGTCGAACTTACTGACCTTCTTGACGCCAGCGCGGGCCTTGTGCACAGCACGGCGGCGTTTCCGCCAAGGCAGGTCCCCGCATACGGTGATGCTGTCTGTCATGGGGTTGTAACCCAGCTTGTCTTTGAACTCGGGCAGGTTTCGGATGTACAGCTTGGCGTTGGTCCGTGTCTCCCTGACCACGCCGGTCTTGGGGTCGCGGGCCAGCTTCGTTTCCCAGTCCGGGTCGTGGATGTCGGCAGGTTCGTCGCCCTCCAACAGGTCGGAGAAGTCGTCGCTGGCGCGGGCGATGCCCTCCGCCACCTGTAGCTTGGCCACCTCGTCCAGCCCCGAGGCCCAGCGGACCATCTCCTTATAGCTGGGGAGGTTGGTGACGGCGGTACGCTCACCCGCATCGGCATCCAGCTGGCCGAACTTGTGGATACGCACGAGGTCGAAGGCGTTTACACTCATGCCACAGCAGGGGTCGGTGGCGTGGTTGGAGTAGAGGAACCGGCCATCGTCATAGACAATAGCGCCGCCGAAAGTCGAGCCTCCGGCATACGTGTACCGCCCGTTATGCTCACACGGAGTATAGACCTCGGGAATGAACTCGGCAATGGCGTCCTCTACATCATAAGTACGGCAGAACAGACCGACGATGCCGGGTTTCTCCAGCGGGTCTCCGGCTTTCTGGACGTTCCGAACACGAACCTCGGACTCCTTCTTTGCGATGGGCCAGAGAGTCGTGTCCCTCCACGCATCGTTGTCTCCGTAGGTAGCCAGCACCTCGTCGACACTAAGCAGCGGGCCGTCCTGCTCCCTCAGCTCATAGGGGGCGTCCTTCGGCACACTCGGGTAGAAAAAGAGTCTCGCCAGATCATGCGTTGTCGGGTCTACGGTCTCAATGCCGATCCAGCTTGCCACCAAGCGTGACACTGCTGGGTACTCATCCGGGGTCATGGCTCGGTCCGTGGGAATGACCCACCGCAGTCGAGGCTGATCCTCGGTGGAGGAGTGGGTGGGGTAGCAGCACATCCTGAAGTCCAGAAGCGCCACTACCTTTTCCCATTGCTTGGGCACTGCGTCGTCTGCGTCCAGAGTAATCATCCATCGTTCCTTCACAAACTCTGTCTTACGCTGTCCGCAGGTCAAAGCACCACCCACGAAACCGCCAGCGGACTCTTTGACACGGTCTCGCTCCGATTTGGCCATTGCCTTGTATTCACGCATGGTCTCCGCAGTCCGCATCGGTGTTCGGAGACTATCCAAGAACGCCTCCCAAGAAATCTCACAGGTGCGCCACCTCTTGGATGTCTTAGTTCGAGCTGTTGCTATCTTCATAATACCTCCAATGAAATCCGCCACACCGGTCTCCGCGCCTACAGCTCCTCCCGATGTTGTGTGCGGTATTGATCCCCTTTGCGTCAGCCCCGGCTCGGATGCACTCGAATAGCTCTCCGGTTTCCACGCAGACGACGGCTCGGGATTTAGGATTGTTCGCTCCTCGTGGTGTCGAGGGGCTATTCTTTTTGGTCTCGCTGATTTTTTGTCGGGTCGCTTCGGAAAGGAAAATCTTTCCCCGGTGGGCCTCGCTGATGCGGCGACATTCTTCTGCCGACTTTACCCGGCCCTTATTGGCTTCGCTGATTTTCCTGCGTGTCTCTTCCGGCAGAGGGACGCCGCGGCGCAAAGCGCTGGCACGGCGAACAGACTCCAAATGTTCCGGTGACAGAGGAACCCCTGTGTGGGCGGCGCTGATCTTACGCCGAGTCTCATCTGAAGTGGGATGACCCATGCGGGATGCACTCATCTTTTGCCGGGTTGCCTCTGACGTTCTGCCGGGGGCGCTCCCACCGTTGTCCGCATTGTACCCAAAGTCGCCGTTGTTACTACGGAACTCCGCTATCAGTCTGACCTCCATGGCCTCGGCTTCCTCTTTGGTGACGCCCTCTGCGATGATGTCGTGAGTGAAGTTCTCCCAGCCGTGCTTGGCCACCGCCCGAGCCATGTGTGGGCAGTCCCGATACCCTTTTCCGTTGTCCCACCGTCTCTCTGGCTTTTTGGAGGTGATGCCTATGTAGACCTTCCCTGCCGGGGACGTGTGCCTGTATACGGTGTAAGTACTCACTCCGTCAGCGTCTCCTTCAAATCGAACAGCCGGCCGCCGTTGTCTTGGAGCACCTGATAGATGCCACGGGCGAACATCTCCACAACGGCCTCCTCGTTCTCGATCTCCAGCCCGTTGGCGTAGCGGATGCCGTGGAGGATTTCATGCCAGAGGGTCAGGCATTTCATCTCGTGTCCGGTGGTTACATCGGAGATACGGATAACCGGGTCAGGGTAGCTGATGTTGCCGTACAGCATCTGTTCTCCGTCGTTCAGGCTGGGGCAGTTATCCTGTACCTCGTACTCAACACCTTGGATGCGGATACTCTTAGGGATTTTCATGGGTCATCACCTCCAATTCAGCGTCGGTGCAGGCCACACCGTACAGCAGCTTGTTTCTGAACCGTTCACTGAAAGCAATACCGGGAATATCGCTCAACGCCACAGCCCGGTCGTCCCAGTATTCGTCGGCACCGATTTTCCGAGGGTCGTTGCCGAACATCTCGATGCGCTCGGGCAGGTTCTCATTCACGGCATCGAAGGTCAGGCCCCACCCCTTCGCCGCGGCCACGGCCTCCTCCAGCTCCTTACCGGTACGGCAGGTCCACAGGATGATCTTGGTTCCCCGCCTCAGTTCCTCAACAGCAGCGAGGATTACTCCCCACTGAGGCTCGCCCACCTCGGGGTAGGCGTTGGTACACAGGGTACCGTCAAAGTCGATTGCGATTACTTTGGTCATGATTTCACTTCCTTTGCAAAACTCTAAGTGTGGCTCTCATCTCTATATCGCCCCACGCTGTTCTCTGGCCCTCGTAATTGATGTAAGCCCCGAGCTGATATACGAGGCGATCCCGGAGCATGTTCCGGTAGCGTTCCAAAAGTAGCTCGTAATCCGGGTCGAGCTCATGTGTGTAGGGAATTTTCGTCAGCTCACCGAGGGTGACCACCTCGTGTGGCTCAACGCGGATCTTCGGGACTTCAATACGGTTGATGTACAGTTGTTTGTGGGATGTAATGACCTTGCCGCTCACGGTAGCACCACGGGCATGGCAGGCATTACAACGGACAGAGTAGGTTTCTACTTCAACCCTCGCATCAATGCCTGTCCATCCTGCAAGACGGCTCTTGCACCGAACGCCCACCTTTGTGCTTCCGCAAAACGGACACGGTTTCAAGTCAGCCATTGTCGGCACCCTCCTTCCGCCTTTTGTCCACGAAGCACAGCAAGCCGAAGTAGCAATCGTGGCACATATCGCGCCTCTCCCACTTCGCCCACTCAAAGTTGTCAAAGTTGGCATAGGTGCTCTCGTAGTGCTTGAAGCGATACCGTTCTTTAGCATCCGTGATGTCCTTACCACAGAGGTCGCAGGTGATTATCTTCCGTTTCATTTGTCAGCACCTCCGTCCTTTAAGATGGTCTTATAGTCTGCACAGACATTACGCCCCGTTGGGTGAAAGTGTGCACTCGGACAAGCGTCCTCAAATGCACAGGTGTCGCAAATGTCCATCATACTTCACCATCCATCTTCGCTCCGCAGTTGGGGCAGTACGGTGTTCTTTCCGTCAAATTGTTTACTCTACTCCTATCGCACACAGAACACTTTATAAAATCGCCCACGCCAAAAGTAGGAATGTATTTCTCCCACCGCCCGTGCTTAACCTCCACCACATCGGCGGCGGGGAGGTCGGTCATTTCTTTGTAGTCCACACATTTTTTCTCACATTGCCCTCCTGTGGAACAAACTCTGCACAGAACGGTAAGCACCGCCCCACGCTCGATATACTCACTCATGGTGTACCTCCCAAAGCCTGTACCGCGTCGGCGTAGTAGCCGATCTTGGCGAGGATGTTCTGGATCATCTGCTCCGGCACACCGCGGGCCTTCTCACGCTCGTAGTTCAGCCGGTGCTTCTGGAGTTGCTTCTCCATGTACTCGAGGGCTGACAGCTTGTCCTTGTACTCAGGAGTGTAGCGACTGCACTTATCGTAGCCGGGGCAGAAGTCCAGCTCCTTGGTGCCGGTGCATCGGCCATCCCAGACACCGGAGCCGTCGTATTTACATCTCATCGAGAACCGCCTTTCCGGTGTTCTCCACCATGAACTTGGCAAGGAACTTACCGCCACACTCGCAGGGCTCTTTTACACGGTGGACTACCCACTCTGGGGTCGACATCTTCTCGTCGACAGGAGCGACCTTGCCGCACTTATTGCATACGGGGGTACAATCAAGCATCCGACTCACCCTTTCTCTCTTTATCCTTGTGGCCCCAAAACACCTCGTTGTAGTAGTCATACCGGGCTTGGATGTCGTCCGTGTGCATATCGCCGTCGGCCTCCAGACACAGGCGCTTCCAAAAGCCGCAGGTCTGCATCTCGGGACAGCCGCCGCGATAGACACAGTGGGGAACCAGCACGTCAGACCACTCGGGCTGGATGCCATGCAAGACCCGCTTGAAGTCCTCGGCGTACTCGCGGGTCTCGGGGCTGGCCTGATAGCACAGTCGCTTCCTCCACGTGTCGATGGTCTCGTGCGGGTTGGCCAGACCGGTGAAGGTGACCAGCGCATCCTGGGGGAGCTTGTTTCGGTCAACGCCTGTGCGGTCGGTACGCTGGGTGCGGACGAAGCACTCCCACTTATGACGCACCCAGTGAGTGGCGATCCACGACTTAATGGAGGCCCAGATCCACCGCACACGCAGGTTGCGGATGGGGCTGTGCTCGGCGATGAGGATTTTCTTCTTGAAGGAGGAGCTGGGCTCGTGACCCAGACTCTCCTTACCCACGGTGGCTCGGCAGTCGTCTACCACGTCCTGCCAAGAGCCGGTGATTTTCAGGATTTTTGTTTTCATTTTTCGGAGTCCTCCTTTGATAGGCTGAGATTGATCCGGACCTCGATGGCTCCGGCACGGGTCGGGTGCTTCTCCTACACGACCTGCAATCCACGGACGATGCGGTCAACACACCTTACGGCATCCGCTTCTAAAGCCTTTCGGACCTCGCGGACTTGAGCGTCGAGCGCAGAGGCAGCCACCTTCGCCAGATGCGCCCGGACTGCTTCATAAATGTCCCCGGAAAAGTCAATGCCCAGAGGGGCGTCATCGCTCATCATTCGTCCACCTCCGCTACATAGCCGGTGTACACGCCCTTATGGAACACCAGTCTCGGGCCATCGGGGAGGTCGAGGTACTTGGTGTTGGGGTCTTCGACGCTTTTGTTTAGCTTCATACCCGGAATGAAGGGGAACCAGCTCCGGTGCAGGAGCTCGCTACGATACATCTCGGCCTCTGCCTTACTCTCGTCGAGGGTATCGAGAAGCTGGTTGTAGGCCTCCTCGTTCTCCGCCAGACACCTCTTAGCGAGGGTCAGCTCGGAGGTGAGCTTCATCTTCTGCTCCAACAGCTCCCGGATGGAAGTCGCCGCCGCAAGCCGAAGCTCAGAGTCGGCCAGACCCCACTCATCCGAGAGTTCTTCAATGATTTTTCTATGGTCCATTATTCATTCTCCTTACTCAGTTGTTCGGCACGCCAGATGGCCCGAGCCTCCTCCAGCGCATCTCCGTGGAGGCGGTGGACATGGCGCTCACCGTAAAAGATTTTGTACTTGGGCAGTCGTTCCATGACCTGCGGCCACTCCAGCAGATCCACGTGCCGGAGCTGGAGGATGACTCGGTACACCCGGTTGTGGATGAGGTTGAGGAACTGCTCCACCTCGGACTCTCGGCGAGCCCACTCCTGCTTCCACCAGTCTGCCTCCGCCGTTTTCTGGGCGTAGGCGATCAGGGTGGCGTCCTTGTGCAGGTCTCCGGAGCCTCCGGGCGCCGGACTCCACTGGGCGGTGATATTCTCACAGCGTTCCAGAAGCTCCTTGGCCTTTTCTTCACAGCGCAGGTATCGGGTGTGTGCGTCCTCGACTCCGGTCAGGAAATCGGTCAGCTCATCGTGTATCATCCAACTTCAGCCCCTCCCTCTCAAACGTGCGGCGTAGTTTCTCCTCCGCGTTGCGGCGGACTGCGGTGCTGTTATCCATGAGGTAGATGAGCTGAGTCACGGTGACCAGAACATCGGCCAGCTCCTCCTGCACATCTATCTTGGCATTGTGCTTGTCCCGAAGGTCGCCTTTGCGGTGTGCCCGGCGCCACTTGGACAGGGCCTGCACGAGCTCAGCGCATTCCTCTTGACAGAGGTCCACGGCGCCGTCCAGTCCGTTGTGCCGAGCGGCCTGCTCCAGACGGCGATCAAACTCAAGAGTGTCCATCTTTCGGCACCTTCTTCTCCCAGTGGGCGATGAGGCGGTTCAGGTAGAACTGGGCCTTTTTCAGATCCTCCACCGTGTTGAACTTAAAGGGGTGGCGCCAGATGTACTTAACCACCTGCCATGCGAGGGTCGCCGCCACGGTGTCCTTATAGGGTGTGACCATAGCGGTCAGGGCATCGATGCACTCGATGCCACCCTGCGTATAGTGGCTGGGATGGTTGACCATGTCGTTTGTAGGGCGCTTGCACTCCGCCTGCTTACTCCAAGAGGGGTGGGGGACTAAGGCGGTGGGGACAGCGTGTTCAGTATTTTCAGTGTTCATGTAACAAACCTCCATTTATATCCGCCTGCGGTTTTCTGTTTGCCAGAGCAACAGCGGGCTATTCCGTTGCGAGACACGCCTGTTTTGCCGGCGGCCTCTGCGATTGTCAAAAACTTTTCATTGGGGCCTACGCACAGGACTTGTTTGGCCTTGTGGTGCTGCGCGCCGCGTGGGGTGTTCTGCCGTTGCTTCTCTCTTGCCTCGGCGGTATTCATACGGTCTCCAAGACAGTCGCGGAGTTTCGCTCTTGTCTCCTCGGAGCAGGAATGCCCGACGAGTGCGCGGCTGATATTCTCACAGTGTTCCGCGGAGTGAGGAACGCCCTTTCGCTTACCGAGCAGAGCCTGACTGATGAGTTGCTTGGTATCTTCCGAAGCAGGACAACCGGTGCGACCGATACCAGACGCTCTGTTGTACCCACACTCAGGGCTCGTACTGTTGTGTTCGTGGATAAGTAGAGCCTCCAATTTGTGCGCGTCAGCTTCGGAAAGGCCGGTTTCCACAACAACGCTATCGAAGCTGTGCCAGCCGTACTTCTGGATGTCAGCCCAGAGCCTCGGGTTATTTCGGTAAGCGGCCCCAGCGTGCCACCGCCGAGAAGGGGCCTGCCGGGTCGCTCCTACGTACACGAGTCCGTCAGGACTTATCAACTGGTAAACGCTATACGTACTCATTCGGTGTCCTCCTTTTTCAGGTACCCCTTCAATGCCTCCAACAGCCCGTTCTGGGTTTCGTTCTTCCTATGCAACGCCGCCATGACCTGCTCGTCCAAAGTGTCCCGGCAGACAATGTGGTGAATGATGACGCTTTGCTTCTGGCCGGGCCTCGGGAGACGAGCGTTTGCTTGGGCGTACAGCTCGAGGGAGTAGGTAAGGCCGTACCAGACGATAATGTGGCCGCCGTGTTGCAGGTTCAGACCGTGGCCACAGCTGGCCGGGTGACACAGGAGGATCGGAACTTTACCTTTGTTCCAGTCCTCCACGTCTTGGGGCCCGGTGAACTCCCGAGCCTTGGGTAAGCGGGCAAGGATACGCTCCTTGTCGTGCTGGTAGTTGTAGAACACCAGCAGGTTCTCGTCGGGGTTGGTGTCTACGATTTCCGCCAGTGCGTCCAACTTGACCTCGTGGATGGGCACTACATTCCGACCATCGTCATACACGGCGCCGTTGGCCATCTGGAGCAGCTTGCCGGCGATGGCGGCGGCGGTATCCCCCTGAATGACGGAGGTCATCTTCTCCAGATCCTCGTCCTTGTAGGGGTCCAGCTGCTCGAAGTCACCGGCCTTCTGGAGTAAGGGGATGACCTTCTCCTTCTTGAGCTTGTCGTAGGTCTCCCGAGCCTTCTTGTCCATGGACACCGGGATGGTGTTGTAGATGATAGGCGGCAGGTCCAACCAGTCGGCACCACTCATGCTGAGGCACATGTCTCGCAGGGCTCGGTCGATGGTCTCCTTGGCACCCATGCGGAGCTTCCACTCGTAGACGATGTGGCCCTTGTGAGCGCCGGGTTTGAAGTACCTCTCCCGATACTCCGTAATCCGCCGCCCGAGTCTCTGACCCCCGTCCAAAAGGAAGATCTGAGCCCAGAGGTCCAGATAACCGTTGGGAGCAGGGGTGCCGGTGAGGCCGACCACGTAGGTCACCTCTTGGATGGCCTTACGCAGAGCCTTCCACCGCTTGGAGGTGTGGTTCTTGAAACTGGACAGCTCGTCGAGGATGACCATGTCGAAGGGCAGCACTCCATTGAGCTCGTCCAAAAGCCAGACCACGTTCTCCCGGTTGATGATGTACAGGTGGGCGTCCGCGTGGAGTGCCTTGCGGCGCTGAGCGGCAGTGCCCGTGATGATGGAACACTTGATGGAGGAAGTGTGATCCCACTTCGTGCATTCCTGTGCCCAGACATTCTCTGCTACGTTCTTAGGGGCGATGACCAGAGCCCGCTTCACCGTGAAGTCATCCCACAGGTGGTCGGCGAGGATAGATAGGGTGACGATGGTTTTACCGAGGCCCATGTCCAGCATCAGGCCCACTCGCTTTTTATCTCTTGCGAACCGATAGGCCAACTGCTGGTGGCGCATAGGCTTAAACTCCATCGGCATCACCTTGCTTCAGCAGTTCGGGGTTGTCGTGGATGTTTCCAATGACCGTGACATCAAAAAAATCAAAATCTGTGTCGCGGTCCGTGCTGAAACCGGCGGGGGCGGGATCAGTCCTACGGTGGATGGGTCAACTCTGTGGCGAGCAAATACTCCATCCGTAAGTGGCTCGGTGATGAACACAGCTGTGAAATAATCACCCACCTTTTCGTGGCTGTAACAACCCTCGACCCACTCCCCATTGTCAACCCGCTTACCACGGAACAGGATTTCACGCATGATCCATCACCTCCACGCTGATGGTCACCCTGACCTTGTCGGCACCGACCAGCCGGTAGAAGGACTCCAGAGTAGCCAGATCGGGGAAGCCATTGAACGAAGCACACAGGGTGGTGGCATGAACCGGGTCGGGCTTAGGAGCCTCGGTGCACACAGGGATCTCGGGGTCACCGTGGGCGATCTCCACCTCCGTGGGGCTTTCAACTTCATCATTTTCGGTTTCAATTTGATCATTTGCGTCCTCGATGATCGAATTGGAGCCGCCGCCGACGACACCGTGACAGAAGGCATCCCACTTGGCCTGACGGAGCGCGGCCTTCTCCTTGGTGGTGCGCGTTTTGGGGAACAGGTCCGACAGGCCCCGTTCAGCCATGACCCTGCCGACCGTGGCGAAGTGGACACAGAACATCTGCGCCAGCATCTGCTGGGTCACGTCATAGCTGTCCCGCAGGTCCTTCAGGTACTCCTCAGCGAGACTGGGGGTCAGCTTGAGGAAGGCGCCCCAGGTCATGGGCGCGCCCAGCTTAACCGATGCGCAGGGGCCGTTGAGCTTGCGCTTCTGAGCGTCGGTGAGCAGGTCACTTGGGAGGGTACACTTCTTGCTCTTGGAGCCACGCTTACGAGCGAAGGCTCCGTGAGCGATGTTCTTTTTCTGTTTCACATCGTAGTCAAACTCGTTCATTGTTCTCTATCCTTTCTTCTTTATTCCCGTAGAGCCTCGTCCGCCATGTCAGCAAGGGCTTTGGCGACGCCGGGAAACGTCTTGCTTCGAGCCCGGGCTCTTTCGTCGGGCGGCAATTTCATGGTCTCCATGTGCCACGGGCTGTCCGTGCCCTTGCCGTTTTTATATTGGATGACCCGCGGAGAAAACCGTACCTCATACTTCAGAGGTTTCACGCCCCTGAACCAGAGGCAAGTCGCCTTTCTTTCGCAGTTTTCGTCGCCCTCGTTTTCGGCGAAGTAGTACGGGTGGATGATTTGATCGGGCTTCCGGAAATACGTGCTCATATACCCAATGGGGTTCTCGATGACCACTCGATCGCAGTCAGCGTTCCAGCCGGCCATAAAAAACTCTGCTGCGGCCACCCGATCTATGTACCGCTGGGTTGCTTTTTCGCCGTACAAATCGACGTTAAACCAACGATTTCCGGTATTTGTAAGGAAGGTACACGGTGGGAAAAAGTAGATCATATCCCACTTTCCCGATACCTCGTGTTGCCCCCCCGAGCATCTCGGAAGGAGCAATTCCCGTTCAAAAGAGGGAGTACATCCTGCATAATGTGCCACTCAGGGTGTCCACCGCTGCACTCGAGCAGGTCACAGCTGTAGGCTTCGTAACCACGACGGCGGAGTTCCTTTGTGACTGCCTGACTCTCCTCGCAAGCGACAAGAATTGCCATTGTTCTCTATCCTTTCTTCTCGGTCAAGGAGTATCGCGTGGCACGATCCACGTAGTAGCGGCCGGTCACACGCCGGAACTCCTGTTCATATTTCTCCTCGGTGTACTCCCGGTCTCGGGTGTCGGACTCCGAGCGGTCGATGGTCTCATGGATCACCTCATTCAGGGTGTCGATGAACTTCTTGTTCCGCTCGGGGCCGAACCCGAAGGCACGGTTGAGGGCCATGGCGGACATCTCCGCCATCTCCTGCCGAGTGGTCAGCCGAACAGCCGCCAGCTCGGCTTGGTGTTTCAGCTCCAGTTGAAGGAGCAGGGGGTTCTTTTTCATAGCGATACCTCAGTCCTTCTGATAGAACGGACACTCATAACCGTCGGCTCTCAGGGGTAGGCCGGGTGCCCAAGGGATGGGTCGGCCCATGACGGCGGACATCTCGTCCACACTACGGCCATTCACTGGTTCCGTGACGATGACCTCGTCATGCACGTGTGCCCGAATGTCGTAGCCCTCTGCGTCCAGAGCCATCATGGACTCACGGAGGCAGTCGCGTGCGGTGGCCTGAACGAGGTTCTCGGTGAGCTTGCCGCCCCACGTGCTAAGCCGAGTCCACTTCTTGGTGTGCTGATCGGTGCCCATGTAGGAGAGGGACTTCTTGTTGGGGTCATACCGATCAGGGCCATACTGGGCTCCGAAGTAAGCGATGCGCCGTCCGCTGGGGAGAGTCATCCACAAGATGCCCTGCTCGTAATCGAAGCGGATGCCGGCCATCTCGGAGATCGCAGTAGTCTGACGGGCCGTTGCTCGGATGGCCGCCCTCTCCAAGTCCTTCCACAGAGCGACCACCTTGGGGCTGGACTCTCTCCACAGGTCAACCGTCTCCTGCATCTCGGCTTGGGTCATGCCCATCTTGTCGGCGCCAAAGGCCTCCAGCGCTTTCACGCCTCCGCCATAACCCAGTGCCAGCTCCGCCACCTTGCCCTTCTGACGCAGATGGCTATTGGCACCGTGCTTTTCGACCGGCACATGGAACATCTGAGAGGCCGATGCACAGTAGATGTCGCCGCCGTTTCGGAACACCTCCAGCCGCCACTCCTCGCCCGCAAACCACGCCGTGACTCGTGCCTCGATGGCCGCAAAGTCGGAGACCAGCAGCACATGACCGGGTTCAGGGACGATTGCGGTGCGGATAAGCTCGCTGAGCGGTCCGGAGACGCCGTCATGCAGGAGCTTCAGAGCAGTGTAGTGGCCTTCGTACACAAGGTGTCGGGCCTGTGCGAGGTCGGGCATGTGGTTCTGGGGCAAATTCTGGAATTGCACCAGTCTGCCGGCAAACCGCCCGGTGCGGGAGGCTCCGTAGAACAGGAAGCACCCCTTCACCGTGCCGTCATCACACTGAGAGCGGACCATGGCGTCGTACTTGGCGGTAGAAGATTTGGACAATTCGGTACGAATAGCCATAAACTTCTTAGCTTTTTCCGACTCCAGTTGGGAAACCACATCAGCGATAACCTTTTTGTTGAGGGAGGGGAACTCCTTGCCCTCTTGGTCATAGAGCCATGTCTTGATCTGGCTGACGCTCTTGGGGTTCTCCAGCCCGGTGATGGCGACGGCCTGCTCGGTCAGCTCTGCCTTGTACTTCTGGTCCATGGCCATAGCATTGAGAGCCAGCTGTCTGTCGATGCGGACGCCGCGGTCGTTGATGCGAGCATCCAGAGCCCAGAAGTCATGCTCAATGCCGGAGGGCTTCCACCGCAGGAGCATATTTCGGATGGTACGCTCGGCTACCACATCCTGCCCGTTGTACTGCTTGAAGGTGGTCCACTTCTCAGGGGCGTGCTCTGGCAGGTTACGGGTTCGCTGACCGTTGGACTTGGATGGCTTGCAGGGCTGGCAGAAGTAGCGGATGAGAGCCTTGCCCTCCTTCATCTTGGCTTGGTCCTCTCCGAGACCCAGAGCCTCACTCGCCCCAGCCAGACTCATGGGTAGGCCACACTGGGCGGCGAGGATCATGGTGTCCTCACACTGGGCGGGGTCCAAGTAGATACCCAAAGCACGGCGGGTCACCTCTCTCTCAAAGGCACAATTCCACCCTCCCTTCCTCACATTAGGGTTTGAGAGGGCGCCGAGGAACTCCGAGGGCCAAGGCTCGCCAGACACAAGATCAACCACCTTCACGGGTTCATCGTCGAAGGCATAGGCCAACAGGAGCACCTGAAAGTCCGGGGACTCGATGTATTTATACGCGCCCACCTTCTTAATGTCGGCGGAGGAGTAGGTCTCGTAGTCAAATGTCAAGAATTTCACGATACGTCCTCCCGAGTTTAATGTTTGATATGACCACGTCGGAAACCCCGTAGTCTTTGCAAATCCGCAGGTTGGGTTCACCGGATGCTATGCGGGCACGGATCTCACGCACCTGACGAGGAGTGAGCTTCCTCGTGGTATGACCCGCCACAAGACTGTCGGCCATGTTCTCCATGTGCGTTCCGTAGGTGAGATTGGAAAGGCTATTGTTTTGATAGTCACAATCCAGATGCCTCGCCTCCATACCGAGCGGGCAGGGGCCTACAAAAGCCAACAAGACCAAACGATGGACGAGGAAGTTTTGCTTCTCTGGGTGGAGCGTGACGTATTGATACGGGACTTCACTGGTGTTTTTACCCGGAGACAAGACCCGTCCGGGATGCCACCGATAAAACACCTTCCCTCTTTTCGAGGTCGCCGCGCATCTCCTATCCAGACTCCTGACCCGGCCTTGGTCGCTTACTTGATAGCGGCCTTCGTACCCCGGAATGTCCTTCCAAACCTCGGGACTCATCCCATCACCTTCGCTTCGTCGGGGTCAGTAAGTGCAACGCCGTCAAAGGCATCGTTCAGCACCTGTCTCTCGGCCTCAGTGAACTCGTTGTAGAGGAAGTAGCGTAGGCGTTCCACCGTCTGTTCGGCACACTTGCGGCACAGACCGTGATAGTCCGTGCCTTTGCCGATTTCAGCGTCGCAGGAGGCGCAGGCCATTGTTTCCACAAAGGTGTCTCGGCAACAAGGAGACACTCGATGCTTTTCGCAGAAGAAAGGCAGGCTGTGCGTGTCCACCTCGACAGCGGGGGTCTCAAACTGCTTGCCGCAGTTCATACAGATGTAAGGCATCTCCGGGCACCTCCTCAGGCGCCCAGAGACTTGAACTCGGAAAGCAGGGTCTGGAGCTCGGGGTCATCCTTGGCCAGCAGTTCGTACAGGGCGATGTCCTGCAAGGCCTTGACTCGAGCGTCCATCTTCTTGCGCAGATCGGCAACCTTGGCGAACTGCTCCTGACGCTTGTTGAACTCGGTCAGGTCAACGACACAGATGACCTCACAGCCGTTCTTCACCTTCTCGTGGGGGTGGCTGTCCACAGAGGCCAGACGGCCCATGACCAAGGAGCCATCCGAGTTACGGACGACTACCTTGTCGCCGAGCTCCACGTCGTCCAGGAACAGGGCGTAGGCATACTCCTTGCTGTTGTAGGGGTCCAAGGTAACGCCGGCAACGCGGCAGTTCTTTTCGGTGTACATAGTGTTCATAGGGGTTTCCTCCTTGGTTGTTTCTTGGCGTTCGGTTGCAGGGGCGAACTCACCCTTGAAGCTAATCGCTTTCATTAGGGCGTCATGTATCTGCGGCGAATAATCCCAGGAGTTTGTCCGTGACTGACAAGCCTCGCGCGCCGCTTTGCTGAAGACCGGGCGTCGGTCCATTCGGCTTTCGACTTCATACCACATTCATCTCATCCTTTCGCGTAGTAGATGCCGCAACACGTGGTCGCGGAGTGTCCCAGATCGGGGAACTCGCTTTGGAAAATGTACCCTTGACCGTCCAACTCGGAATGGGTGCCGGTCAGCAGGGCGTAGGCCGTCTCCTCAGCTCGGGCGACTGCGTGCTGTTCCTGCGGCAGGCTGGCTCGTTTGGGCCAAGTCACGCCGTCCCAGTACATGGTGCCGTACTGACCCTTCTGGGTGAGCACGGCCTCCAGAGTGTCAGGGAAGCGGGGGTCGGCCACACGGGTGAGCACCACATCCCCTACTCGGTAGCGGCAGGCATCGCAAACAGCATCCCCGCCCGCTTCTCGGTAGATGGCGATGGCCAGATGCTGGACATCGGCCTCGCTGGGTTGGGGCTCAGGTACTACCACGGTAGTAGTCTCCTCACACACGACCTCAGGCAGTTCAATGTGGGCGGCCTTCGCCTGCCCGGACAGCTCGTTGATGTTCAGGCAGAGCAACAGCACGACGGCGATAAACAGGAAGAAAAACCGCCACGGCCATTCACTTCTGGTACTTGTCATACGTCAAGTCCTCCTTCTTCGGGTACCCTGCCCCGGAGAGCCCGGGGCAGGGTGTGTTGGTGAAATCAGTCCAGACAGCTGGCACCGGTCAGGTCACCGAAGTCCTGATCGGCGGTGCGGCCACCAGCCAGTCGCTCGCCGTGGCGAGTGCGAACCACATTGTTCAGAGCACAGGCTACGCCGACATTTCCGTTGCTGTTATAGGGGAAGAAGGAGACAGTAGCACAACCCCACATACCGCTGTAGATGTCTTCCTCGTCCAAAGCCTCGGTCAGCTGACCATTCTCCAACACACGCAGACCAGGTTTGCGGGTCAGACCGGTGTTGGCGTTCATAAACCACATATCGCGGTAGGTGTCGTCATCAGGATTTTCCTCGTCACCGTCGCGCAAGGGGGTGGTCAGTTTGGAAGCAGGCGGGAGCTTGCCATTCCACTTGGTGGAGACGCCGTTCTTCTTGGCCACCTCGATGGCCTCATTGATGAGCTTCACGGTCTCCGTGTCGGACTTGGGAATAAGGATCTGGCAGCCGAATTTATCGTCACTGCCATCCTCTTTCTTTCTGGGAGTGAACAGGTGGCAGTAGCCAAAACGGACCTCGCCGATACGGATATTGGTTTCGCTGATCTTCTTAGTGAACTTTCCCATGATATATTTCCTCCTTAATTTTCGGTGTCGCCCTCGATGAGGCGAGTGAAGTTGTTGATGATGTTGGTGTTCTTATCGGCGACCTGCTGGAGTTCCTTGTTGCAGTTCTCCAGATGGCCGATGGTCAGGGTGTTGACCGAGATTGTGTGGTTGACATCTTCCACGATGTCGCGCAGGGTCTGGATAGCCTTGAAGAAAACGGAAAGCGCCGCCTCGGTTCGGGAGCTGAGCTTGTCCACTCTCTGCTGTGCGGTAGGCTCTTTACGGAAACCAAACATATCGGCCACCTCACTCCATGGTCACGAAGGGGTTGACGGTGTTACCCATGATCTGGGGCCACTGGCCGTTCCACTTCTCGACCTTCTTCAGCTCGATGTACTTGGGGCTGGCGGCCAGCTGCTTCTGGATCAGCTCGATGGCGTAAGCCTCAGCCTCTGCCTCCAAACGCTGGCTGTCTGCCTTAGCCTGAGCGGCGATGACGGTCTGCTTGGCCTGCTCCTCCTTGGCCACGGTCTCGTTTCTCATACGCAGGGCCTCCTGCTCGGCGGCGACCTTAGCACGGATGACCTCCTCGAAGGAGTCCTCGAAGTCGATGTTCTCGATGTTGAAGGCAGTCACGTTAATGCCGGACAGAGCCAGACTGGTACGCAGTTCGGACTCCACCTGCTCCTGCAAAGCGGAACGGCCCTGCACCAAGTCCTCGGCCTTGAAGCCGCCGACGGCGTTCTTCAGGATGGAGTTGACCTGCGGCACGATGATCTTGCTCTCCACATTCTTGATGCCGATGTTGCGGATAATGTTGGACAGCTGAGAGCGGTCATACTGGTAGTTCAGCTTGCCCTGAATGTTCTCCACAGTCTGGGTGTCCTTGGTGTAGGCGGCGGCTCCGAACTCATAGGCCTGCTCCTGCACGTTCACGGACTTGATGCTCTGGACAAAGGGGATGCTGACGTGGGGACCGGCGCCCAAGTCGCTGGCGACGATGCGGCCCAGCTGGGTCTTCACGCCGATGTGGCCCTCGGGGATGATCTTGAAGCCGGCAATCAGGGTGATGAGAGCGATCACGGCCACGATGGCGGCGATTACACCGAAGATAGATTTACGCATTTTTTTGTTTCCTCCTTAAATTTCAGTTGTAGTAAGGTCGGAGAAGTCGGCGTCTGCCGCACTGTACTCCTGTCGTTTGTCATCTGCGGGGACGAGGGTCAGCTTACCCTCACCCTGAGTGACAAGGTTGTCCAGCAGGGCTCGGAAGGCGGGCTTGCCCAGTACCTTCTCCACCTCGCCGGGGGGCTTGATCTGCGTGGTCTCGAACTGCTCGGGGGAGTAGCCTGCTCGGAGCAACTGAGCTTTGACCTCCTCGGTATCCGACCAGCGGCGGTTGGGCCGCTTGCCTCTGACCAGCTTGAACCCGGGCCAGCGTTGACCGCGGAGGGCCTGAGCTTCGGCATAGGCACGGATGTCGCTGATCCAAGACTCGGCAACATCGAGCACCGAGAGGATGGCGGGTATCTGCTCGTCGGGAATGAGACCCGGAGCCTCCAGTCCGTACTGGAACATTTTGAGAGCCTCGGCGACTCGGGCGGAACAGGTGGCCTTGGCGGCACACCATCTACAGTGCTCGCCGGATACGAACTCACCTTTGCCCTCCCACGCCAGCTTTGCGGCTGGGACAACCACGGTATCAGCCCATCCGAGGAGCTCGCCCACGGTAAGGTCTTCGCTGGAGAGGCTATCCAGACGAGGCTGGATGATGGTCAGTCGTACTCTCTCAAAGTCGTAGAGCTGGCCGTACTTGGCGTAGGCACCCAGACCGTACAGTCGGATTTGCGGATTGCCCACAGCGTCAACCGGGACACCTTTCCCGTACTTGAGGTCGAGTACCTCCAAGAGCAGAGAGCTGATGATAAGTACATCACCGGTGCCAAACCCCGACGGCACCCATTTGGAGTAGTCCAGCCGCTGTTCCAGCAGGATAATGGTGCTGGGGTCGGCCTCCTTAGCACGGAGGTACCGGTCCATGACCACATCGCAGTAGGTGTCGGTAGCCTGCTCCATGTCCTTTGGTATATCGCCGCCCATCTCCGCGGCCAGCTCTTCACGCATGGCCTTGTATCGGAAGTCGTTGATGCCCTGATACGCCTCTTGCTCGGTCTCGGTCATACGGGAGAGCTTTGAGGTGGTCATCTTATCTGCGTGGTACAGGGCGTTTCGGATCTTCAGTTCACCTAAGGCGTGGGCGATGGTTCCCTCTCGGGCGAACACGGACTCAGATTTTCCGAATACCTTTTCCAGCCGCTCGCACAGTCGGGCACTCGGCGTACAGGTGAGCCAGCGTTTGGCAGACGAGGCTCCGAGGATCGCGTGTAAGGAAGGGGGCATTCTCAGGCCTCCCCTGCGGCTTCCTTTGCTGCCTGCACCAGAGCGGCGTAGTTGGCAGGGTCAACCGTACTCAGCTTGTCCGCACCGAACTTCTGAAGCAGAGAGGGTAGATCAACTTTGTCCGCTACTCCTGACAAAACGGTACGAACTTCTACGAGGGACAGGGTCGCGGGTGCCGGAGTCTCGGCGGCGGTTTCGGTGTCGCCTTTGGACTCGCCGTTGGGCTCGGGGGTGGGTGCGCTCTGCTCAGGCTCCTCAAAGGTGGGGGCAGGGCCGTCCTCGATGTGCAGAGGCTTGTAGGGGTACAGGACTCGCTCGTGCAAGTATCCGATATTGGACAGCTGCTCAAGCAGACGAGCCACCGTCTCCCCTCCCATATCCTCGGCCTTCATGGCGGACAGTCTCTGGTAGGCCAAATCCATAGCGGACTCGAGGATCTGGAGCTTGGTTTCTTTTTCCACTGTTGTTTCCTCCTTTACATAGTCATGTGGCGTGGGTTTAGGCTTCCCCGCTCTCGTGGCGGGCGATCTCTGCGGCACTGACCCGGTAGGTGTTTCCGATCTTGAACGCTCGGAGCTTCTTCTGCCGGAGCATGTCGTAGAGTACGTCTCGGCTGCACTTCCATCGGGCTGCCAGCTCGTCTACGGTGTAGACATCCTCACTCATCCTGTTTCACCTCCCTCTGCTCTGCGCGGGGGAACCTGTGCCCAAGGGAGACAACCTGCAATCCGTTCTCCTCAATCAGGAGCTTCCGACGCTTTGCCTCCTTCGGGTGCCAACCACAGGCCGGGGTGTCCGCAGAAATACATTCCACACCACCGGGGTTGTGTGGGCACTTGGGCAGCTCATCCTTCGCCGTCTTCTTTCTCATCGGCTGTTCCTCTCCTTTAAAAAAGTTTCATAGCAGGAAACTCGGTGGGCACAAAAAACCCAGACCTTAGAAATAGGTCTGTTTCGCTGATATTCGGCTGGCGCAGTCTGTTGTGCCGTGGAAAAAGTTTCATGCTGTGATACTGTGATATTAGCACACATAAAATGCCGTGTCAAGAGATTTTTTTGTTCTCTATCAAGAAATTTTTATGTTGCTTTCTGCGGCTGGCTGTGGTAGAATAAGGTCACAAGAGGAAAGGAGGCTTGCCACATGGCTACTTTCGGCCAAACAATAAAAGCCCTAAGAAAGAAAAGAGGCCTGACCCAAGACCAGCTCGGGGATAGAGTCGGGATAGGAAAATCAACCGTAGCAAAATACGAGGCGGACACTATAGTAAATATATCCACCTCCGTCGCCGAGCGTTTCGCATCAGCACTCGGTGTCTCCGTGCACGACCTACTGGAGCCCTTTGAGAGCAATCTACACGCCCTCGATGTTGTGATCGCGGACACCCGCACAGGAGTGAAACTCAGCATCCCGGACACTGGGGCCAGCGTTGAATACAGTACGCCCACGTGGGACAGCATCTGCGCCACCCGAGACTATGACACCGTGTGGTCTGACCTCGGGGTAAAAGAAAAGGCCCGCGACACCATTGTAAATGTCGAGGGCCTGCCGGAAAATAAAAAGTGGTTGGTCGAATACGTTATGTCACTGACAGACGAGGAAGCGAAACAGCTTCGTGGGGTAGTGGATTTCGTCCGCTCTCAAAGAGGGTGATTGCCCGCTCCAGCTCCTCCGGGGTGAGGGACAGGAGCAGTCCGAGTAATTCCTTTCGTTCTTGCATATATGGTGACCTCCTTCGGTTATCATGTGGCGCAAGAACAATGATAGAACAAATGTTCTAAAATGTCAAGGGCGATTTTGTGGTGAATGGACAAAGCAAATCCGCAGTCCAATAAACCGTACCCGCGAACACGCACACGCGATACCTTTATAATTTGCGTACACGCATGAGACCATAAAAAGACAGCCCGGTGTTCCAGCACCGGACTGTCGAGCGCAAACACCCTCAGGTTCAAAACGTCACGCCACATGACAATATAAAGGAGGTAGTCTGCCCTTTTATGCTACCACAACGAAACGGTTTTGGCAAGCAGAAAGTGCAGGCGGAAGAACATGAAAAAGAATACCAAGAAAACCTACGCAACGCACATCACCACCGCAGACGGACAAAGGGTCTATGTAAAGGCCAGCAGTCCGGGGGAGCTGGAGAAGAAGGTGCTCCAGAAGAAGATGGAAATGGGCGCCGGGGTGAACATCGCCGACCGCACCACATTCCGAGAGTTCGCATATCTGTGGCTCAGCACCTATAAATCCGGGCTCCGGGCCAACAGTATGGCCACCCTCACCGGGAATTTGGAGAAGCACATCATCCCCACATTCGGGGACACACCCCTGCGGGACATCAAGCCCCTGCACATACAGGCGTGGCTCAAGTCTATCCGCGGACTGAGCGTCAGCGTCCAGCGCAAGTGCATCCAGACTGTGCGGAGCATCTTCTCTGCGGCGGTGGACAACGGCCTCATCCTCAAGTCGCCGGTGAGCAAAGAGGACAAGGCAATGGGGGAGGAGACACCGGACGAGGAGGCTCTGACAGACGGACAGGCCAAGGCTCTGCTGGACGCGGTGGCCGGGACTCGGGCATATCTGTTCTGCCTGCTGGCCCTGACCACCGGTATGCGGCGTGGCGAGATCCTCGGCCTGATGTGGGAGGACGTGGACCTTGAGTCCGGGACCATCACCGTCACCCACAACAAGACCTTCCCCAGCGACAAGGCCGACGCTCCTGTCACCACACTGCTCAAAAGCGAGGCCGCACACCGCCGCCTGCCCATCCCTCTGGTGCTCGGACATGCACTGGAGCAGGAGCGGGCAAAGGCATCCGGCTCTCCGTATGTACTGCACATGGCGGACGGAAGGTCGCTGACCAAGAACAGCTTTGCCTCCCTGTGGAAAATCGTCACCGCCCGGACAGCGGGGGAGGGGCGGGAGCTGGGGAGTTGGGTACAAGGGAGCAACGGCGGCAGGCTACAGGTGACGCTGGATTTCACCTGCCACCCCCATCTGCTGAGGCACACCTATATCACCCAGCTGTTCGAGGCCGGGCTGGACATCAAGCAAGTCCAGTACCTCGCAGGCCACAGCACGCCTGAGCTGACCCTCAAAGTGTACACTCATTACCGCAAGAAGTCCCGAGAGCAGGACACGTTCACCCGAGCCGTGGCCGCCACGGCGTACCTGAGCGGGGACAACGTGGTGCGCTTCCCCGCCACCGAGCGCCACCCCGAGGGCAGGGGAGAGGCAGTCAGACAAGCCTAAACCGCCGCCCAAAACCGTGCATCTGTCGTCTGCGGCGGCCGAAAACTGCGGATAGGCGGAGCAGTGCTCCAGTCTTTGCTCCGCCTATTGCGCAGAAATCCAGTCACTTTTTTGGGGCGAAGGTTGCCTTGTTTCCGTGTTTCCGAGTTCAAATTGGTACGAAATTAATAGTCTTGGAGTAAAAAATATAAAATTAATATAATATTATATAGAGTAATATAAAACGATAAATTAACTTTTTGTTTTTTCTATATAAAAGTTGAGAAGGTGGCCTTTGCTCCACAAAATGCTCCAGTCGGTGAAATAAGAGAGGAGGAAAATCCGAGTGTCGGAGAAACAGAGAGACCGAGATATGTTAGAGCGAGAAGTCGAGTCTCATTTGGAAAGGCAGGTGAGGGATGTATTGAGTGGTGAGTGCGTGAAGTTCATTCCGGACTATAAGAGAGGCTTCCCGGACAGGCTCGTTATCCTGCCGGGCGAGAGAGTGGTGTGGGTCGAAACGAAACGCCCACAGGGAGGCAAGGTGTCCGGGGCCCAGCGAGTCGCTCATGCGAAACTCCGTAGGCTTGGCCACAGGGTAGAAGTGGTGTGGACAAAAGAGCAGGCCGATGATTTGGTGGCTCGGTTGGCCTCGGAGATCGGCGGCGGCTTTGGCTCAGACAAGTGAACAGCGGATATGACAAAACCCCGAGACTCAGATCTGAGTCTCGGGGTTTCCGTATGTGGGAGTGTGGCGTGACTTTCTTACTCTGAGATTTCGTAGGGGGTGCCGGTCTCGATTTCGTAGAGCAGATACAGGGTGTCACGTTCTTCTACGAGGGGGCGGACGATGTTGTCGTAGTAGAACGTGGCTTCGGTGGTTGCCTGCTTTTGTGCGAAGGCCTGCATAGTGGCCTCGGCATCCCGGATTGATGCGTTGCAATCGGAGATGGCCCGGGCAAGGATGGCGGTCTGGGTCAGTTTGATGCGTCTCACGGTGCCACCTCCTTTCCGTTACACCGGGACTCGGTTGACGATTATCCGGTCTCCGATACGGAGAAACACCTCGGGGCAGTCGAACATGGCCCGGTATTTTTCGGTCAGCTCCGGGCTCAGGTCTCCGAAGTTATCCTCGGTGAGTCCGACGATGAGGAAGGTGCCAGCGATGATGTCGTACACCTCCCCATCCTCGTCACGCAGGGCCCGGTTGAGGGGCAGTCCTTCCAGCTTGCCCTCCTCGTTGCAGATAAGGGCGACAGGGTCATCCCAAGGGTAAACGGCTTGGAAGTAGCCGTCCACTGCTCGCTGGAGGGATTTGTAGTCGGGGCTGATGTCCTCCACGTAGGGGTGCTTGTCGGGGGCGATTACCAGTGCTTTCATAGTCAGTTCTCCTTTCCCACGTTGATGACGAGGTCGTCTCCACAGGCCTCGAGTCTTACGACTTCGAGGTCGCCGTAGTGTTCTACAGCATACTCCACGGAACAGCCGGCGATGATGTCCTCGCAGGTGCTGAGGTCGTAAATGATAGTAGGTTGGAAACGTCCGGTCACAGACCGGAGAATGGGCTTGAGCTCTTTGAGTTTCATGTTAGTCTCTCCTTTCGTGTGTGGAGCCCCGTGTATATTCGGGGCCCCGTGTTGGCATGATTACCAGCTGCGGCCTTCCAGCCAGCAGTTGTAGCGGAGCAATGCGTAGCCGAAGGCTAAGCTGAGGTTCAGTGCGCCGGTGATGATAAGCAGATTGGTCATGTGGCGTGACTCCTTTCAAGCGTAGCTTGGTATCGGTAGGTCGAAGATTTGCATGAGGGTGTCCAGTTCTAACTGGCGCAGGTATACCCTCTCGTTCTCCTTTTCCTGTAAATAGGACAGGAAAAGGTCAGTGGTTACAGGAGGGCGTTTTAGTTTTCGTCCCACGGCGGCTCACCTCTCTATGAGGTGGAGGGTGACGGTGTGTCCGTCCTCTCCGCCGTCGGCGATGTCCCAGTGGTCGTACACGTAGGAGCGTCCCAGCTCGTACAGGTGCAGGGCGGTGCCTCCGTGGGGCAGGTTGACAGCGCGAGCCTTGCCCGGGTGTGCCTTGGCGTAGTGGTGCATCAGGGAGGCGGGGGTGTAGTTGTGCGGGGCTACGTTGACTTGAATGGCGGCTTTTGTCTTTCCGCCCCACTGAGCCTGTACCTTCTCCAGCAGTCTCTTGTGGAAGTCGAAGTAGGCTTCTTCCCTTTTGGTCGTGTAGTGGCCCCAGAAAAAGGCCCAGCTCCCGTGTGGGTAGCAGAGGGCGTCCCACGTCACGTAGTGCCCCTGCGCAGAGAGCCCCAGCACGATGTGGCATGTGGCACCGGTGCTCTCAGTCTCATACGCCTCAGATACCAGCAGGATGTCATACCCGGCGTTGTGTCTTGGCCTAATCATAGTATTCTCCTTTCACCGCTGGGGCTTGCCGTCTATGTATAGACGGTAGCCAGCTGATTTCATGCTCTTGAGTGTGTCCCTGCTCGGGGTGCACGATGGGTCAGTCCACGAGCAGTAGACCTTGCCGTCCTTGCGGATTTCGTATTTTGCCATAGGCAAGCCTCCTCTGTGTTCAGTTTTCAAGGTGCCGCACTCTGCATTTCCCCGGACTTGTGACCGGCCTCGGTTGCATTACGGCAGGGGGCCATACGTGGGGCCGGGATGAGTAGGCCCGACCCCACAGGCAGGAAAGGAAGTGAGAGGGAATGGGATAGACCTCCCACGACACTCCCTTCTGGGAGTGTTTCGGCCTGTGGTCAGCAGGCCATCGTCAGGCGGGTGTTATCTCCAGTCTGTCCAGTAGCTGTCCTCGTTCTCAGCGCACTCCTGCTCCCACTCCTCCGGAGTGAAGTCGTGGTGTAAGCAGTCCTCGGAGCAGTAGTAGGCAAGGCCGCCGTCGTAGCAATAGCCGGTGTACATAGGCTTGCCACAGATGGAGCACACACGAAGGGCGTTGCTTCTGATGTCAAGCATAGCTTGTCCTCCTGTTCTGTTTTCGAGTTTCCCCACTCTGCGTTTGTCCGGGCTTGTGACCGGCACTTTCGTGGCCGCATTAGGGTGCCCCCGAAGGGGCAGGTGCTTAGGTAGGTGACTGCGTTACGAGGGGCAGGTACTCGGCCTCGTCTGGCTCGTATCGTGCGGGGGTGCCCTCCATGCTGTAGGCGGTCATACCGGGCACTTTCACAGCTCCGTCCACCTCGAAGTCATACATCCACACCCCACCGTCTGCGTCCAGCAGGTACCAGTCGGCAGACAGGACTGTGCCGTCAGCCATAAGGTAGTGGCGGTTCTCATCCAGCCACATGAGTGGCTGACAGTCATAGGCATCGTCCTCGTAGTCCTCGTAGTCGGAGACAACGTCTCCGCCGTCCTCGAGGGCATAGGGGAAGTAGCTCGACCAAGCGGAGGCACGGAGCGTCCACGGCTTGTAGCTGGAATTGGAGTAGAGGACACCTTTATCTTCGATAAAGTCCCCGATGGTGTGGAGCTCACCTGACTGCGTCAGGAAAACCATGCGGCTCTCGATTGCGTTTTGGATCATCAGCCTTGCGTGCTTGTTGCCCAAGAAATTGGGCATTGCCCGCTTGAGCGGGGCCAGCTGGGTGGCGATGTACTCCATGGTATCGGAGATACCAGTCCGGGGAGTGACGGAGTGGATGATGCCGTTGTGGGCCACACCGATGTCGGTACGGAGCTGGAGCTTTTTCAAAGCTCCCACGCTGTCCGTGATGGGGAAGGGGTGTGTGCATTCGGGGTTGGTGCCGCCGTGGGTACGGATGCGGAAGTGCATGACCAGCGGGGTGGCTGTCAGGTCGTGGGTTTTTGCCAGCTCCTCCAGTGCGGCCTCGAAAGAGGCCAACGTCATGTAGCCCTTCGTGATGCGGACACGGCCTCCGTCAGTGTACATGAGGCCGGCTCCGTCATTGTTGCGGTTCCACATGTTCCGGATGGTGTTGATGTCGGGCATTCCGACCCCAGCAGGTTTAGCGGCGATGATGCACATAGTGCATTCCTCCTTTTCAATGTTCAGTTTTCAAGGTCAGGGCTTTCGCCCCGGTGGTTTCCCACGACACTCCCCGGAGGGAGTGTTTCGGCTGGTTACCATCCAGCTCTCGTCAGGTGGGCGGCTCAGGCCAGTCCTCTTTCGAGGACGTAGGCCTTGAGCTCCTTGTGCTCCTGTACACTGAGTACATCCGACCAAGCGGCAGTGAGGCACTCCTTCGGAGTGTGGGTCATGGCGTATCTGGTCAGGTTACTGACCAGCTGGATGGAGGCGATGAGGGTGTCACGCTTGAGCGTGCCCCGGAAGATGCGGAACTCAACGGTTTCACCGTTGCTGAGGTTTACGGCCTGATAGCGGCCATCTGTTACTGTGAGCAGGGCGCACTTAGTCAGCTGAGCATCGGACATGACCTTCAGGTCATCCATGTGGGGGAGGTTGTTGCGGTGGGCCCAGCGGTCCAGCCGGGTGGAGTCCCGGCGGGTGAAGGGCACCAGCTTGTCCCAAAGGGCGTTGACCAACAGGACGAGCTTTCCCGCCGTGTGGTTGCGCTCCTCGGGGGTGTTGCCCATCTGGGCTCTGCCAACGTGGATGTGCAGGCCGCAAGTGGAGGTGTTATGCGAGCGGTAGTCGTGGCCGAGGCAGGTCTTGGCGATTGCGGCCCAGCGAAGCTCATAGGCGTGGTAAGCGAGGGAGCAGGGGTGAGTGACAATCTCGACTCCTTCGGAGCCGAGGGAGCCGTCGTGCTTCATGTAGATGGGCTGGTTGAGCTCTCCGAGCTCACGGCACAAGCGACCTGCGCCGTTGCCGTTGTCAACTTCCAGCTCCACACCAAAGGTGAGGGTGCTGTCTACGTCCTCATCTTTGCGGAGGTGGAACTCCGGATAGGGCTTGTAGCTGTACTTTCTGAGTACACCGGAGGGGCTTGCATCCTCGTCCTCGTCCTCGCCGGGGTCGCAGGAGTCGCAGTACCAGTCGCCGTCTCTATAGACGGCGTCATCTACGTGGATGATGTCACCGCAGTCGCAGCACCCCACAAAGTCTCCGTTGCTGATGCAACGGTCACAAACACAGTCGTCGTCATTTCCCATCAGGGAAATGAATGCCGGAGTGAAGTAGTCCCCACAGTCCCGGCACTGGTAGGCCGCACGATGTGCGCAGTCCGCGCACCACAACTCCTCGCACCGAGTGTTCGGGTTTACCTGAACAGCGTCATAGGCGGACTCGATTTCGCCACAGCGGTCACAAGTGAAGTAGCCGTCATCGTAGCAGGCCTCGCAGATGAAGCCGTGGCTTGCGCCGTGAGCCTCGTCCTCAGGCGTCCACTCGCCGCAGTCGACGCACTGCACAAAGCCTTCGGCTTCGGCGCAGTCGGCGCAGATGGAGCGGACAAAACCGCCGACCTCGAGCTCGTAGAGCTCTTCGTGGGTACGGCCGCAGATTTCGCAGACGGCGTTTTCGTTCTTGGTAATTTCGTTCATGATAATTTTCCTTTCCGAGCCTTTGGCTCATACAAAAATTTGCACCAAGTCGGATGTATTCAGTTTTCGAGGTGCAGGTCGTCAGCGGTTTTGGTGTCGCTGAGGACAATCCCACCCAAACTGCCTCTAAGATTTAATAGTCAAGGATTTTTCCTTTAGGAAAAACCCAGAAATTATTTTCGGAAAATCTATTCTATATATTTTCCGAAAATAATTTCCTCCTTGACTATAAATCAAGAGGCAGTAAGGAGGCGCCGCTTTTGGCCGAGTTCTAATTTTAATCGGGCGGGGTTCAAAGTCGAAGAATGCGCCTGAAGTTTCGGCAAAGATGTCATTGAATGTCAGTCTACATAACATATATTATGTAGACTGAAGAAGCCCACAAGAGAGGAGGCGGTGCCTCGTGGCACGGCATGATATACGTGACTGGCAGGCTACGCTATCGCAGGAGGAGCGGACGGAGTGCGCTCGGAAAGCGGGAAAGGCGTCTGCCGATGTACGGCGCAAGCACAAGGCGTTCCGGGACGTGTTCAGAGACATTCTGTCTCTGGATGTGACCGATGAAAAGATCGCCGAGACTCTGGAGAGTCTCGGTCTCGACCCCACCTTTGCCAATGCAATCGGCCTTCAGGCTATCCTGAAGGCCGCAAACTTCGGTGATATTGAGGCGGCTCGGTTTACCCGGGACACCATAGGTGAGAAGCCCACCGAAGCTCTGCAACTTGGTATCACAGATAAGCCGATCAAGTCCATGGACTTGAGCAAGCTATCTGACGCAGAGCTGGAAGCCCTCGCAGACCGAGCCGAGGGCTGACGGAAACCAAGGTTTCCGGGCTGTCTGGTTGCCAAAGGTTGCCAAGCTGACCCACGGATGCACCGCAATCCCTTGCCTCGCAAGGGGTTGAGCAGGGCGCAATCCCAGTTTAGAAAGCTGGCGCTCCGCCTTTCCACAGGTGGAAAGCCCCTGCCTCGGTAGGGTGGAGGCTCCTGCCCCAGCGCTGGGCGGTGTGGCTCGTGGGGTGGTGCGTGGTGGCATGGCCACTCGTGCGACCCGGCACGCGGACACCCGGACCCCTCCCCCGCCCCTGTCCCCCGGCGCGAGACCCCATACCCCCTACGAAATATGCGTTCGGAAATTTTTGAAATTTTGAAAGTGTTTTGGTAGTTTATGGAAACTCGGACTCCCGAACAACCGAATACCGCCGCCGAAATCTCGGATAAGGAGTTCCTCAAGCAGGAGATGATCCGCCGAGAACTGGCACGTCGGAAGTTCGTACACTACTTGCCCTACGTACACGGCAAGGCGTGGAAGAACACCCACGTATCTACATACCTTGCCAACGAGGTTCAGAGCTTCCTTGAGACCGACACCGGAAATGCCTATGACATCTTGGTCATCGAGCTCCCGCCTCAGCACGGTAAGTCGACTACGGTCACCGAGTCCCTGCCTGCGTGGGCGATGGGCCGATACCCGGAGTGGCGTGTCATCCTCGGCTCGTACAACGACGAGACGGCGGAACGGTTCTGCCGGCGCAACAAGGAGAAGGTCGCCGCTTTCGGAGAAGCGCTGTTCGATATTCGGATCGGCAACATCAACCGAGCCACGGAGTTCGAGTTGGAGGGCCATCTCGGGCGAATGATCAGCCGCGGTATCATGGGCGGCGTCACCGGTAACCCCGCGAACCTGATGATCATAGACGACGGCATTAAAAACCGCAGTGAGGCCGACTCTGAGTCCTACCGTAACAAGCTGTGGGGTGAGTGGCTGAACTCCTTTAAGTCCCGTCTGGCCGCAGGTGCTAAGGTCATAGTGATCGGAACGCCGTGGCACGAGGACGACTATCTGGCTATGATGCTCCGAACCGAGCAGAACATCCGGCTTATCCGGCTGCCCGTTGAGGCTGAGGAGAACGACCCTCTTGGTCGGCAACCCGGAGATGCTCTGGCACCGGAGCTGGGCAAGGATAACAAATGGCTGGAGCAGTTCAAAGCCAGCTACATTTCAGACGTAAACGGCGGCCAACGTGCATGGACGGCGCTTTACCAGTGCTCTCCCCGTGTGGAAGGCGGTAACCTGATCCAGCGTAGTTGGTGGCGGTACTACGACCCCAAGGACATCACGGCGTTTGGCACGGAGCTCATCAGTGTGGACGCGACCTTCAAGGACGCGGAGACCAACGACTTTGTGGCCATCACGGTGTGGGGTAAGACGGGGTGTGATTATTACCTCCGATACGCCCTGAACCGACACTTGGACTTCACGAACACGCTGGCGGCTATCCGTCAACTGCGGCGGCTGTACCCCAATGCCCGGACTGTCCTGATCGAGGACAAGGCAAACGGCAGTGCGATCATCAACGTACTCCGACAAGAGATGTTCTGTGTGGCGGTTAACCCGAAGGGCGGTAAGGTCGCCCGCGTGAACGCTATTTCGGCAGCAATCGAGAGTGGCCATGTGCACGTACCGAAAGATGCCCCGTGGCTTGAGGAGTTCCTTGACCAGTTCACGGCCTTTCCTGCGGGCAAACATGACGACCTCGTTGATAGCTCGTCTCAGGCTCTGTCTTACATGATTTTCTCCAGTGGCCAAGCCGGTCTCCCTTATACGGAGGAGCAGAAGGCATTGGAGGCGGCCATCGAGCAGGAGCAGGCGAACTTCCTGAGCCCCTCGATGTACAACGTATATGACAACACCGACGGCTTCTGGTGAGGTCGTCGGTGTCTCTTTGGACCGGTCGCCCGAGGGTACGGGCGTGCGGCTCATAACCGCGAGGTCTCGGTTCAATTCCGAGCCGGTCCACCAATTTGCCGGAGTCGACCAACTGGTAGGTCAACGGTCCAGAAAACCGCGGTCGAAAGGCGTGAGGGTTCGAGTCCTTCCTCCGGCGCCACGCGGCGCATGCTGTGGTCGTCCTCTCCTTTTGGGGATTAGGTCTGGGCGGTGCATAGGGCGTCTGGGTTCTTTGGTCAGAACAAAACACGTCGGGGAGTTTCGAGAGGTTTGTGCCTGCACAGACGCTTGTTTTAGAACCGACTACACGGGAGCATAGCTCAGCTGGTAGAGCACGCGGCCGTTAACCGCGGCGTCGGTGGTTCGACTCCATCTGTTCCCGCCAAGGCGAACCCCCGCCAGATATATAAAGGGGAATGAAAAAAGCGGTACTTTTCACCGTGCGGCCGACACAAATGTCGGCCGCAAATATGGCGAATTAGCCTAATGGTAAGGCAGCGGCTTGCTAAGCCGTAGGGGCAACCCGTGCAGGTTCGAGTCCTGTGTTCGCCGCCAGAGGCTGGGTAGCGCCCAGACGATTTGAGAGTGCTCGGTGTACCTCAACCAAGAATGACAACGCTTGCTGAAAACTGCGCCGTGGGTGGGAACCGCCACAATGTAATGGTGCCTTGTATGTAAAGGGGCAATCGGCGACGTGATAATCTAAGCGGGAAACCGACCAAAACATAGGGGTGTAGCCAAGCGGTAAGGCACGGGACTTTGACTCCCGTATGCGTTGGTTCGAGTCCAGCCGCCCCTGCCATCCATGCAGCATTGGTGTTAGTGGTAAGCACATCGGTCTTCCAAACCGAGGGCACCGGTTCGAGTCCGGTATGTTGCTCCACGGGTTCTTTGCCGAGGACCCGCATTGTTCACCTCCTTCTTCCATACCCGGGTAGGCTTATCCTTTCACCTGCCCGGGCAATATGCCGCCACCGACTGCACGAGGTCGGGGTGGACCGGTAACGCAGGGACGCCGATAAGTACCCGGATAGCCTCCAAACAGCGGGGCTATATAGCACTGTGATGTAAAGGTCAGCATACCGGGGTCATAACCCGGAGATACCGGTTCGAGTCCGGTCGGTGCACCCACATAAAGAATTAAGGACACTCCGAAGCTCCACAGCTCCGGGTGTCCTTTTCTTATACCTTCGATAAGGAGGCTACCTATGACATTTCTTTACGGATTTCTTGGTGGTCTGGCGGTCGTCGGACTGCTGGCACTCGGAGCCCTCGCCGGTTGGAAAGCCCACAAGGCGTTTGCCCGACCTAAGGCGGCTACCGCTGAACAGGCTGAGCTGGAGCGCATGGAGGCGCAACAGAAAGCCTTTCGAGAGCTGTCCAACTATTCTATGGAGACAGCATACGGGATGCGTGACGGAGGTGGTGCCTGATGAGCCAACTGGAAAACAGCAAGCCCAAGGCGTGGCAACTGTACGAGGAAGGTCGGAACTACAATGAACGGCTGACCCCAAATCAGTACAACCTCGTTGAAACTAACACCGAGTTCTTTATTGGCAATCAGTGGGTCAACCTGCCCAACACGCCGGCGATGCGCGGACTTGCTAAGCCTGTATTCAATATTCTGAAGCGTGTTGCCAGCCTGTTTATCGCGTCTCTGACCAGCTCAGGGGTGACCATCCGATACGAGCCCCTCGCTTATTACGCTGGCAGCAACCAAGCTGACCCTGACCACGACGCGGCGGAGTTCACCAACGCAATGGTGGCCAACCTCATCGACAAGATGAAGCTGGACTACCGGGTGAGAGATGCCTTGTTTGACGGCGCGACTTCCGGTGACTACTGTGCCCACTTCTACTTTGATCCCGACGAACTGGCTTACGGCGGCGCTTTTGGTCCATACCGAGGCGAGATCAAGATGGAGCTGGTGGACGGCATCAACGTGATGTTCGGAAACCCCGCAGATCGGCGCACGCAGGAGCAGCCCTACATTCTGTTGGTTGGCCGAGACACTGTGGAGCAACTGCGATACGAGGCTGAGCGGTTCCGCAAAAACAAGAAGATGTACAAGTCCGGCACCGCATCGGACGCCAAGTCCGGGGAGTGGGACATCCAGCCTGACGCTGAGTACGACAAGATGCCCGGTGTGGGCGGCAAGGTGGAGTTGAACGCCGATGAGGCTGGCAAGGCTCTGTATGTGCTGATGTACTCCAAGGTCACCCGCGAGGAGACCAAGAAGGACGAGTTCGGTGAACCCGTCTACGAGGACGTGGTGGACGACGACGGCGAGCCTGTCTATGAGAAGGACAGCCGCGGCAATCCTGTGCTGGACGCCAACGGAGACCCCGTGCCCAAGCGCCGAGAGGTCAAGGAGATGGTGACCACCGTGTTCGCCACCAAGGCGACTCGGAGCGGCATTATCTATGAGAACGTGGATACCGGCCTGAGCCTGTACCCCATCGCGTGGGGCAACTGGGAAAAGCAGAAGAACCAGTATCACGGACGTGCTCTGGTGACCGGCCTCATTCCCAATCAGATTTTCATCAACACTATGTTCGCCACGTCTATGCGACACATGCAACTGGCGGCGTTCCCCAAGACGGTGTTTAATGCGGACATGATCTCGGCTTGGACCAACGAGGTCGGCCAGAGCATCGCCGTCCACGGTCTCCAGCCCGGGCAGAGCGTGTCGCAGATGGCGGCCAACCTGAGCCCCGCGGAGATGAGTAGTCAGATATTCGTGCTCATTGATAAGGTGATGGCCTACACCAAGGAGTGCCTCGGTGCCACGGATGCTCAGCTGGGCAACGTCAACCCCGAGAACACATCTGCCTTGATGGTACTTCAGACCAACTCTCAGGTCCCTCTGGAGAACGTGAAGGCCGGCGAGCACGAGTGGGTGGAGGACATCGGCCTCATCCTGCCTGACATGATGGGCACCTATTACGGATTGCGTCCCGTCATCGTGGAGCAGGAGTTCGAGGAGCTGGTGACGGACGCCGCCGGTACTCCTCAGATCGACCCCATGTCCGGTCAGATGCGGACGCAGAAAATCGTGCGCAAGGTGGTCAAGGAGTTCGACTTCAGCCAGCTCAAGCACATCTGTCTGAACATGAAGGTTGATGTGGGTGACACCACTTACTTCAGCGAGGTCGCTATGACTCAGACGCTGGACAACCTGCGTAGGGACGGCACTCTGGACGTTATCCAGTATCTGGAGCGTATCCCGGACAAGCTCATCCCCCGCAAGCAGGAACTCATCAACGAACTGCGAGGCCGTATTGCGGACGGCACTCAAGCCAACGCCGCGGCAGGCGCCGCTCTCCCCGAGCCCGGTTCCCCTGTGGCTCAGGGCGGAGACGCTGGTCACGCACAGGGCGATGCTCTGTCTCCCGAGAAGGCGGTGCAGGGCCTGCCCACCATGGCGGAACAGCAGTTTAACGAACTGCCGAACATCGCCAAAAAGACTGCTCTGGCTCAAGGAGCTATGAGAATGCAATAACGTGCAAACGAGAGAAGCTCGGCCTTCGTGGCTCGGGCTTCTCTCTTTGTAAATAACTCCCCTCACCATGGGGAGGAAGGAGATCACTATGGCAAACGAAAAAGAGCTGATGGACGCTGTGTTCGGGGAGGAGGAGCCCCTGTTGCCTGACGGTTGGCAAGAGGGTGACACCCTGTTCCCTGAGGATGAGCAGGACGTTTCTAATTTTGGGTCCGACGGGGCTCAGGATTTGGACGATCTGCTCGCCGAAAACGAAGACAGTAATTCCGAGTCCGACGACCCCACCACGGTCGAGGAGGACGACGAAGAGGGCCAAGGCGACGACGACGGAACCGAGCAGGAGCCCGACGGGGATGAACCTGCACCGGAGAAGAAGTCGAGAGTGCTCAAGCTGAAGGTCAACCACACCGAGGAGGATTTTGACGTGGACGCGACAAGCGATGAAGACTTGGCCGCGATGATCCAAAAGGGCAAAGCCTTTGACGAGTGGCGTGAGCGTGAGAACAAGAAGCGGTACCGAGAGGTTTACCAAGAGCAACTGGATGCCGGTATGACTGAGGCGGCGGCTAAGCTGGTCGCCCAGAACGAGGCCGGAGGAAAGACCTACTCTTTGGAGGATGAGCCCGAGCCCGCTCCTGCGCCCACCCCTACTGTGGAGACCAAGGAAGCTCCTCCTGTACGTAACTTCGTAGAAGAGGTTAAGCAGCTGAGAGCCCTGTACCCCGAATTGAAGCAGATCCCCGACGACGTGGTCAAGACGGCCAGTCAGGCGGGTGTCACTCTGCTGGACGCTTACCACGCGTATCGGGATAAGCAGAGAAGTAAAACCGTAGCTTCCGTCGAGAAAGAAAACCGCATTTTGAAACAGAACGCGGCTTCGGCGGCAAAGGCTCCTGTAAGAGGAGTCAGCGGGGGCGGAGTTGCCCCTAAACGGAGTGACCCCTTCGAGAAGGGATTTGACTCCACAGACTGGTAAGGACATTTCTGTCCTGAGCAACCGAGGCCGTGTCAACATCTTTTACATTAAAAGGAGATAATGACTATGGCTATCAATTTGGCTTCCAAGTATTCCACTAAGGTGGACGAGCGTTTCCAGAAGGCCGCTCAGGCTTCTCTGGTCACCAACAACGACTACGAGTTCACCGGTGTTGAGACCGTGAACGTGTACAGCATCCCCACCGTCGAGATGAACGACTACCAGCGCTCCGGCGCTAACCGCTACGGTACTCCCGGCGAGCTGGGCAACAGCATTCAGGCCATGACCGTTAAGGTTGACCGCGGCTGGACCTTCACCATTGACAAGGGCAACAAGACCCAGTCTCAAATGGTGATGGACGCCGGCAAGGCCGCCGGCCGTCAGGTTGCCGAGGTGCTCATCCCCGAGTACGACAAGCACGTCTTTGAGACCCTGGCCGTCGCCGCTTGCGCCAAGGAAGGCCACTCCAGCACCACCACTATCACCAAGAGCAATGCCTACGAGCAGTTCCTGGCCGGCATGGAGGTCCTGGGCGACGCCGGTGCTCCCGACTCCGGCCGTGTGTGCCTGTGCTCCTATAATTTCGCCAACATGCTGAAGCAGGACTCCGCTTTCATGCGCTATGGCGACATGAGCCAAGAGATGATTAAGAAGGGCCTGCTGGGCGAGTGCGACGGCGTTAAGATTGTTAAGGTCCAGCGCAGCCGCCTGCCCGCGGGATGTGACTTCATCATCACCCACCCCATCGCCTGCTGCGCCCCTAAGCAGCTGAACGAGTACAAGATCCACACCGACGCCCCCGGCATCTCCGGCTGGCTGGTGGAGGGTCGCGTCCTGTTCGACGCCTTCGTGCTGAACAACAAGGCCGACGCCATCTACTACCACGGCTCCAGCGCTGTGACCAAGCGCACCCTGGACAAGGATACCACCGGGGATACCACCGGGGATACCACCGGGGATACCACCGAGGGTACCACCGGTGACTGAGCTGATACCAATAGGTAACGGCACGTAACGAGAGAGGGCCCGCAGGTAGTCTACGGGCCCTCTTTCTTTTTAGCCTTTAATTTTGAGGAGGCGATGACTTTGAACTACGGACAAGTCAAAGACCAAGTTTTGAAACTTCTGAACCAGTACACCGTCGCAGGCGCGAAGGTGGCCAGTTCTTACAATAACCAGCAGGACTACATTGAGCGTATTCCCACGCTGGTCAACGATGCTGTGATGGAGATCGCCACCACAGCCCGTAAAATCCCCGCCCTGTTTAATCTGAACAACCTTCCCCACATGGATCTCGGTGCTCAGGTTCGTTACCAGTTGCCGGATGACTTCTATCAGTTTATCTCCGGTAGTGTGGTGAAGACCAAGGAGGGGCACATCCTGCACACCAACTGTTTCTCCGTACAGGGACGAAAGAGTCTCCTTGTCCCGAAGGACGAGGCCGGGGACTACACGGTGGAGTATTATCGGTATCCCGTCTTGCTTCCGGAGAAGCCGGACAACGAAGAGCCTCTGGATAACGAGCCAGAGACCCACTTCGCTATTCCGTTCTACGTGGCATCATTCCTCGTGGCCCACGATGAGCCGTTCCTGTGCTCGCTGTTCAGCAACAAGTATGCGGACAAGCTGGCCAAGATGGGCGCCGGTATTGCTACCGAGGCGCGAGTCACGGATGACGTGTATAACTTCTTTGGTTGAGGTGACGGGACATGTATATCAACCTGAACCAATACCCCAGTGCGAGTAAGACCTACGTGCTCGATTTCCCCGAACTTTCCCGTGGTCTGAACCTCCGCGAGCTGGAGTATCGGCTGAAACCGAACCAGACCCCCGACGTCCGCAATTTGTGGTGGCAGGACGGCCTGCTCCAATGTCGGGATGGTCAGGTATATCTGAGCTCCGAGCCGCTGGGCAACGGCCATACGTGCTATAGCAATCTGTTTTTCGGCAACGCCTTTTTCCACATTGGAACCAAGCTCTATCGGGCGGATATGGCGGCGGAGGAGTTCTCTCTGGTTGAGGTGCGGGGTGACTTACCCGACTTCCGGGGTACGTTCTTCCGCTATCTGGACTGGTTGTTCTACAAGACCCGGGGCGGCTACTACCGCATCGAGTACAAGGATGGAGACTTCCTCGCGGCCGACGTGACGGCGATTGCCTACACCCCGATTATCGTTATCAACGCTGACCCGGAGACCGGAAGCGGAGACACCTACCAACCCGAGAACCGGCTGAGTGCGGCTAAGACGATACGCTACAACGCAAAGTCCGGCGTAAAGGAATATCGCTTGCCAGTGAAAGAGATAGATGCGGTTACCAAGGTTGTGGTGGACGGCAAAGAGAAGGAAGAGGGCTCGGATAAGGACTACACGGTGGATAAGGCCACAGGTGTGGTAACTTTCAAGGTCGAGCCCACTGTTACGACTCCCGCCACCAACAACACGGTGGAGATCACTTTCACCAAGAAGAACACGGATGCTTTGAATGCGGTTCTGGACTGCCCCTACGCCATGGTGGCCGGAGGTGACCGAAACATCTGTATTCTGATGGCCGGTTCTACGAAGCAACCGAATGCGGTGTTCTGGAACAGCAACGATAACCTGAGCATGAACCCGTCTTACTTCCCCATCTCCTACTACAATCTTGTGGGAGACACTGAGGACCCGGTGACCGGCTTTGGCAGACAGTATAGTGACACCATTGTCCTGAAAGAGCATAGCGTCGGCAAGCTGGATTTCTCTGTGGAGACGGTGGACGAGCGCGACAGCGTGTCTTTCGTCTACACGAACATCAATAGCAAGGTAGGCTGCGACCTGCCTTGGAGCATCCAGCTTATTGAGAATAATCTGGTGTTTTGTAACACCTATCAGGGCGTCCATATAATCCGCTCCAGCAGTGCGGCTTACGAGAACAACGTGGAGTGCATCAGCCGGGATGTGAATGGTAACTACAAACGTGGTCTGTTGCTTGAAGTACGGAACGCCGGAGTTGTCACCAGTTTTGACGACGACACTCGGTACTGGCTGTGCGCCGGTGACAAGGTTTATCTGTGGGACTACGTACAGAGCACCTTTTCTGAGCCGAGCTGGTTCTACTTTAACAACGTGCCCGGAGTGGCCTACTTCCACGACGACGAGCACAAGGCCTACCACATGGACGCTCAAGGACGGGTCACTCAGTTCCAGCGGGTATTCTCCGACTACGACGGCCCGATTGAGAAGCTGTACCGGTTCCCCACCCGGGACTTCGGCATCTTCGACCGACTGAAGGACGTGGTCTCTGTTCTGGTATCGGTACGTTCCGATACGGACACAGACATCCACATTCAGTATGACACGGATTACGAGGTGCGCGAGGACCTGACCACGCTTCAATCGTATTCGTGGCGCCTGTTTCCCCGTAATCTGGACCACCGGAGCCTCCGAGCGGCCCGACATGCTACTGTCCTGCGGCGCAAACCCGGGTGTAGGCATGTGCGCCACTTCGCAATGGTGTTCTACAACAACGAAGCGGGCGCTGATCTCTCCATCGCGTCTGCGCAAATCTTCTACAAACTCCAAGGAAGGGAGCGGTAAAACATGGGTTTTACGAAATTTAAGTTTAAGCGGGACTGGAGAAACGCCGACGACTTTAAGACTATCGAAAACGAAGAAGAGGTTGTCCGTGCGGATATGCAGGCCCTGCACGAGGAGACAAAGGACGCCATCCACAAACTGATTGATGAAATGGCAGAGTCCCCCGCCGCCGCCAACTTCGGTGCTGTGGACTTCGACTCCGAGCCCAGTACTGTGCAGGGGGCTTTGGATACCCTGAAGCAGAAAATTTTGGATGCGGTGGCTGTTAACATAGACAAGCTCGGCTCCCGTAGCATTATGCTGGATAACAAAGTAGGCGAGTACAAGTTGGCGGAGTCCTACGGTATCACCAGTCTGGTTCCCACTGTGTACGAGGCCTTGGAAAAGCTGAGCCCTATTGGCAAGGACGTGAGTGAGGTCGCCAAGCTCATAGACCCCGTGGACGAGCTGGTCAAGCTGGCGCCTTCTCACACGTACATGGAGCACTGGTGGAAGAGACGACCTGCGGCGACGACGTTTGCGCCTGTTGTTGGTGCTGAGCAGTCGCCCAGCTCCTACACTTACGTATACGATACTGTGGGCATTGTGTCTGCTGCGTATAAGGCGACCCAGTCGTTTACCATTTCTTACGCAGACGGCATCACCCATGACCTGTCCGGGGCTGTCGTTCTTGTAAACCCGACGGAGATTACGCTCACCAACAGTTCCTATAAGAGCAACTTTTCTACCGTATTCCCTGACCTGAAGGGGAAATATGTTAAGAACGACTCCGGGTATATCATCTACGTGCCGGATAACGCGACAGCGTCAGAAAACAACACCAGTAGAGGTTGGTACTGCTGGTCGAAGCCCGTGTGTGAGGTGTATCCTAATGTACCCGCCAGAAACTGGGAGGATGTGCATTCAGATGCCCGGAATGAATACCCCGACACCGGCGAGAAAGACGGTATGGAGTATAAATATATGGGCGTTCCGATGGATAGAGTCGCAGTGTGTGGCGGTTCGGAGCGAGGCTCCTATGTCGGCACCGGTGTGTACGGGAAGACCCACCCGAATGTGCTGGACTTCCCTTTTACCCCCTCCATGGTGATTGTGTTCGGGCACACTCAGACCGCTGCCAACTGTATGTTCCTGTTTAATACTCCTCTTGGGGGCGTATGTGTTTCCCCGGCGAGTAACACTTCCACGGCCAATCAGTTTGCCGTCTCGGCCCGGCCTGTTTTTACCGGGAACTCCGTATCTTGGTATTCCACCAGTACGGCAACTCAGGCGAACAATCTTGGCCAACAGTATTGCTACGTCGCTTTTCGGTAAGGAGGTATCCGAATGACTATAATCAAAGCTGACATCGCCCAACCCATTTTTTTGGGTAAACAAGGCGAACACGGCGTGACCCGGGTTGAGTTTAATCTGAGTCACTACGCAAAGACTTACGGCGACGGTGTGGTTCAACTGGTTGTGAAGCGACCTACCGACCCTCTGGAGTATGCAATCCTGCCTGCTCAGGCCGACGGCAAAGCCGTGTGGGAGATTGGCCCCGAGTGGACTGAGTTCGCTGGTCAGGGCTACTGCTCTTTGCACTGGTTTGTGGACGACGACCACGCAAAGACCGACACTTTTAAGACTTTGGTGCAGGAAGCTAAGAGTGCGTGTGTAGATGTTCCGGAGCCCCAAGCTGGGTACTTGGATAGGATCCTGACTGCGGGCAAACAGGCCGTTGATGCTTCAGCGGAAACGAGGGCCAACGCGGACGCGGTCGTCGAGGTAGCGAGAAGGTTTGATGCCGACTTCAAGGCTGATGTTCTGAACGCTGCGGCGACTGCGCAAACAGCGGCGACTTCCGCTCAAGAGTCGAAGGGTGTTGCAGAGGCGGCCAAGGACGCGGCAGTGGCCGCAGGCTCGGCAGCGGTAGAGTCCGCGGCTAAGACCGGTGAAGATAGAGCCGCCACCGAGGAAGCTGCTCAGATTGCGTCTGCTGCCTGTAGCTTGGCATCCGAGTCAGCCTCTGCGACTCAGAGTGCCTTGGCTGCTGTGCTCGAGAGTAAGGACGTAATCACGGCGGCGGCGGAGCAGATTAGAGACGACGTGGCCCGAGTTGAAAACAGTAAAGTTCACCCGGCTACCGTTGGCGAGAATGGAAACTGGTGGGAGTGGGACGGAGAGAAGTACGTAGACAGCGGGTACACGTCTGTCGGCCGGAGTATTGCAGGCTGTCAGTTTAACCCGCAGAACGGACGTTGGGAGCTCTCCTACACGGATGGGAGCATTACCAGCGTCGACGGTTTTGACCCTGTGGACAGTACCATCTGGTCCATTATGCGGGATGATTTTGAGCGGTATGCTCCGGGCGAAAACACTTTCATGGAGCAGGCCGCGGCTGATTGGCGCGTGTCCAACGGCTACCCCACGGATAACGTCAGACACGATGTTGTACAAGACGGTGACAACAAATACCTGATGGTGCGGAGCCTGACAGGCGAGAGAGCCACCACCCTGCTACAGCACAACATCCAAGGGGAGCACATCGTAGAGGTCGATTATATGTCCACCTATCAGGGGGCCGTTACACAAGGCACGACCACGACGGACTGTCTCGATATCCGCCTGTTCACCGTCAACGGCGAGACTCTCTCTGCAAAGGTGAATAATTTAGGTACGAACCGGATCTATACGGTTATTGGTGGAAAGAAAGTGCAGTCTCCGATCATCAAAGATGCAACGGGTGACTTTTTTCTCTGCCGGCCCGGTGTCTGGTATCGGGTCAAGGTGTATGTCCGGGTGGGCAAGATCACAATGAAGATGTGGGAGCGGGACACGGATAGCGAACCCGCGGACGGTTCCAGCTATGGCGTCACCGAAAAGGCCTATGACCACCTCACGCCTGAATATTTGGCTATTCCACACGACTTGCGTCTTTATTTGGGCGAGTTCGCAAACGTGGCAGTTCCTGACGACGGGTGGCGAATTGGCCTTGATAACGTGAAGGTCTATCGGGACACCAAGGACGGCGTTGTGGAAAAGGTGCTGGCGGCCCTGCCTGTGTATAACGGGGCGGCCATCTCTGTTGCGGAGGTGGAGAGCGAATGAGTTTTAATATCGAAGTTGAAGCCGGTAAGTCTGTGAGACTCCCTACCGCGGGAACCTATTGCGACCGTGATATTGTTGTGACGGCCTCTGGCGCCTCGGAGGAGGAGTTGCAGAGCGAGTATGACCTTGGCTGGAGAGCAGGATACGGCGTGGGCTGGGATGGCGGTTACGCCGACGGACAGGTGGACGCCGACCGAGCCATTTGCGAAGACCTTGAGGTGTACAGCAACGACCGAGTTACCACGGTTATTCCTTATGCCTTCACCTATCGCAACTTCCGGGAGGTCTACCTACCCGCGCTGACTGATGCCATCGGCGGTTCTGTGTTCTCTAACTGCCCGAAACTACAGTGGGTGGAGATGCCGAGATATGCTGGCCGAAATAACGGATACTTTTTCTTTAACAACCCGCAACTTGTGTTTGTGGATTTCGGATACGCCGAGCGTGTTTGTTCTAAGGCATTTCGTAAGTGCACCCGACTCGGCGACCTTATCCTGCGCCGGGAGGAGCTTACCACTCTCGTCAACGGAAACGCTTTCGACGCCATCCAGTGGACGGTAAAAATCTATGTCCCGGAGGCTCTTATTCGTGAGTACGAGAACGCTACGAATTGGTGTGTTCTGTGTGCCTATGGTGTCGTAAGTTTCCACCCAATAGAAGGGAGCGATTACTCATGATTGTGACTGAACGATTGTCCATCAACGGAAGAGAGTTCATCCGTACATACTCCGACGCGGGCATGTGGATTGAACGCGCTGGTGTTCTCTACGAAGAGGCTATCGACCCGGACACTTCGGGCCGCACCTACACCGAGACCGACCAACCGATTGAGGTAGCGGAGGTGGGTGAGTAATGGAGCAACTGACGATCCAAGGTGTCGCCTCTTGGCTGACCGGAACAGCGATTATCGTGGCCGCCGTGTTCAAACTGGTGGACTGGCTCCGAGCACCCAGCCAGCAAAAAGTGGAGCTCCACGACTTGGGCGAAAAGCACGATGCTGATATGAAAGCACTGAGGGAGGAAGACGCCAAGCACCACGCCGAAACGCAGGCGGAACTGCAAATCCTGTGCTACGGCCTGCGGGGTGCCTTGCAAGGCCTCATCGAGAAGGGATGCAACGGCCCCTGCAAAGATGCGTTGCAAATGCTGGACAAGCACTTGAACAAGAGTGCCCACGAGCAATAAAGACTATGGGTGCAAAGAAGAGAAAAAAGTGGCTGGCCAATGTTCCACACCTGTTCGGGAAGCTGATGGTGGTGTGGTGCGTTGCGGCTGGTACGCTGTGTAGTTTTTGGGCTTTACGCATCCTGTCTCGGACGGGGCAGGATGCCTCCGGCCTGCTGGTCCCCGTGTTGGCGTTCTTCGGCGGGGAGCTGGCGCTGATGTTCGGAAAGAACGCTTTGCAGAAAAAGGAGGATAGTAATGATTAACCTGACACCTGTTCTGGAGGCCGTCGTTGCACTGGCCGTAACCCTTATCACCGTGTTCCTGATCCCTTGGCTGAAGGGCAAGACTACTGCCGCCCAGCGCGAAGATCTGCTTAACTGGGTAGATATCGCGGTGGCAGCGGCTCAGCAGTTGTATCATCAGTGCTCCGGCCAACAGCGATTGGAGTATGCCCTGTCCGTGCTTGCTGACCGTGGGTTCGACGTGGATAACGATGCCGTGGCTGACGCTGTCGAAGCGGCCGTTCTGAAGTTGCACCAGCAGTTGGGAGGCAAGGAGAATGACAGCTGATAAAGTCCTTGACCTTGCTCGCGGGGAACTCGGAGTAACCGAGTCCCCCGCCGGCAGTAACCACGTGAAATACAACACCGCGTATTACGACCGAGAAGTCAAAGGCTCGGGCTATCCGTGGTGCTGTGCCTTCGTGTGGTGGCTGTTCCGGGAAGCCGGAGCCTCCGAGCTGTTTTACGGGGGGAACAAAACCGCCTACTGCCCAACTCTGCTGAACTACCACAGAAAGCAGTGGGTAAAGGGAGACTACTTGCCCGGGGACGTTGTGTTCTTCAACTTCTCTGGTAAGAAAAGCGCTGCCCACGTAGGTGTGTGCGAGAGTTGGGATGGCGCGTGCATCACCACCATTGACGGCAACACCGGCTCGGGCAACGAGGCCAACGGTGGCGCGGTGATGCGTCGCCGCCGAGATAAAAAGTATATCGTGGGTGCTTATCGCCCCGCCTACGAGGAGGAAGATACTGTGACCCAAGAACAGTTTGATAAGCTGATTGCCGACTGGCTGGCCCGACAGGCAGAGCTCCCTGAAAGTTCGTGGAGCAAGATGGCCGAGGCTAAGAAAGCCGGCATCACGGACGGCACGAGACCTCGGTCTTTTGCCACCCGAGAAGAAGTCGCCACCATGATCGTGGCGGCGAAGAAGGAGGGGTAAGCATGGCGGCACCCGATTATATGAAGGGACTGGAAGGTCTTGGCGGCATCATAACGAAACACGCAGACGGAACGGTTACGCAAAAGACATCAATGGGTGGCCCCGAGGTTGTAGTGAAAACAGCGTCTGGCGTTGTCACTGGGAATACGGCGAGCAGTTCCGGTCGTAACTCCGGTAGTAACTCCGGTAGTAACTCCGGTAGTAACTCCGGTAGTAACTCCGGTAGTAACTCCGGTAGTAACTCCGGCGGTAGCTCCGGTGGTGCCGCCAGCCATTGGCAGCCCGCGGACACCAGTGGCGTCGACCATGACAAAGAACACATGAACCCCACCGACTACGCGGAGGTCAAAGCTTGGCGTGATGAGTGGGGTTCGGCCACTCCTGAGAGGCAGAAAGAACTGCACCGTTTGGTTCAATCGAAGCGCGCTGAGTACAACTACTCCGGCGGCGACGACGGCAGCCAGTATATTCCTCTTGAGCCCAAAGAAGAGAAACGATCCAGTGCAAGTTCAATCGTGTCCGGTATGATTGGGACAGCCGGCACGATTAGAGATTTGGGCCTGCAACAGGCTCAGTTGCAAGCGGACTATGCCGTCAGCCAAGGCGTAAAAGAGTTGACCCGCGCCGAGGAGGACGCCCAAGAGCAGTTCCAGACTCAGCAAAACCAAGTAGATATTGACGAGGCAAAGGCCCTCGATAACCAAGCCCTGTACGCGGAGGCTCGTGGTGACCGCGGCGGTATTGGTCAGGCTCAGTACGGCCAGATCCAAGCTACGGCGATGAACAACCGCCGAGCCATCAATACCGCCCGAACCAAGCTGGCCACGGACACCCAGCGGCAAATCGCTGACCTGCGAGCACAGGGTGAGTTCCAAAAGGCGGACGCTATTCTGCAATTGACCCAGACTTATCTCGGCCAACTGATGGACATTCAAAAGTGGGGCGCGGAGTTCACCATGCAGGAGGCTCAGTTCAACGCTCAGTTGGATCAGTGGAGAGCCGAGTTCGATTTGAAGGAGTCCGAGATTACTGGCGTTTACAACGGGCAGATGACCCAAGAGGTAAAGGAGAGCATCGCGCAAATCGGTATCGCCGAGGCTCAGGCAGGGCGCGAGGTGTCCGAGGAGATGTTGTCTGCGATGTGGGATGTTTATCGGATTTCCCCTGAGACCGTCAACACGTGGGTTCTGAGCGCACAAGCCGCTCAGGAGAACGAAGCGACCCTTGCCTCGCAGAAAGCGGCGGCGGAAGAGTGCGAGAAGTATGTCACTGTTGGCCTCGCTCCTCCTGCGAACCTTGCCGCACTGGCCGGTGGGCTCTGGGCGGACAACGCTTACATCCAAGCTCGCATTGCCGACTACAAGCGGAAGAACGCCAAGAGCTCTGGCGGTGGTGGTACCCCTAAGGGCACAGGGAATGTGTACCAGAAGCTCTACGACGCTGGGTATCGTACCGAGGGTGAGGCCTATGCGGCCCTGCTCGCTCAGGGCTACACGGCCACCGAGGCGTCGGAACTCCGAGACTACTACATGGACTGGCTGGCGGAGAGAGGGCCAGAAGTCGATCCGGAAGCCCACTGGGATGGAAAGACGGGATATACCCACGTAATGACCGGCCAAGACAACGGCGTGTTCGGCACACACATCAAGGAAGCCTATGAAGGAGTCAGAGACCTTTTGCTGAAGGGGAAGACCCGAGAAGAAGTAGTCGCTTGGCTTGAGGATAAATACGGAGCATATCCGGCACGTCTCACCTTGGCGGGGGCTGAGTACCTGATGGCTGAGGTTGATGGGTATGCGAAACTAACGGCAGGAGGAAAGTAAAGATGGGAAGAATATCGGATGTCTTCTCCGGAAAGGAACCCCAGAAGAAACAGACAAAAGCTGGAACCGGAAGAATTCGGGATGTGTTCTATGGCACCCCGACTCCGGTGGTTTCTGCTGTCGTTTCCTCTGTGCCTACGGCGAAACCTACGACTCCGGCGGCGGTTTCCGCTCCTACCACCGCTATCACTACGACCCCCGGTTCCTACACCTACGACCAAATAGTGAAGGGTCTGGAGGTCAGTGCCGGTGCTGTGGAGACGCAGACTAACTCGTTCAGCAACTTGCTCTCTGGGTACGGAGCTACTGCGGCTAACATCACGGATACTCTGGCCAGCAAGTACGGCGGTAAGCTCCAAGCAGACGGCTCTCTGATGTTCGGAGATCAGGCGTCTCTGGATGCTTACAACCGGGATTTTAAGGCGCTGTCCGATGGATACTCTGCCTACGACGCCGCGTGGAAGGACTACCAAAAGTGGAACGACCTGTACAAGAACTTCGACTATGACGCCGAGGCCAAGCGCATCGACGCGGAGTTGAAGGAGGCCGAGCGTCTCATGCGGCAGGCGTTGGTGCACGCCAAGTACGAGCCCAGTAAGGCCAATCAAAATAAAGCAGCTGAGGCACAGGCTAAGGTCGACCAGCTCAAGGAGCAGAAGAAGCAACTGGGTCAGGCGGTCCAGACTAAGGCCGCGCTGGCCGAGCAGGTGCGCATCGCAGGTCTTGAGCCCCGAGCTATCCACCGGGCGAATGCTAAGCTCGACCAGCAAATCGCTCAACTCCAGTCCAAGATGAAGGAGCAGGAGAAAACGCTGGATTATCCCGGTATGGCCGAGACCCAGAAAGAACTCGACAAGCTGGTCTCCGAGAAGCGAGAGAACGAGCGCGACCTTAATCGGCACAACGAGTACAAGGAGACGGCGAAGAAAAACGCCCAGTATGCTGAGCTGGCCAAGAAGGATGACTTTAAGACCTATGCCGCCGCCGGTGCCGCAAAAGCCGGACAGATGACTGGCGCGATGGGCGACATTCCTGTGAACGTGGTCCACTATTATCGAGACAACAAACACCCCCTGTACCTCGGCATGAAACAGGAAGAGGTTGACACCTACGACTACCTGCTGGCCAAGAATGGCGAAGCGGAGGCTCAGGAGTATCTGGAGCACATCCACGAGGAACTGAACCGGCGACTCGGTATTGCGGAAGCCAAGGAGCTTCAGCAGATGCAGAACCCGCTGGTCAAAGCCATGGGCTACGGTAAGTACGCTCTCGAGGCCGGTGTCGACAACGCCCTGCAAGGCACCGTCCAGTTCTTCACCGGAGACGAGAAGGTGACCTCTGCCAAGCAGTTCGGCTCTCAGGAACTGGCTTCCGATTTGGAAGGAGGCTCTAAGCTCCTCTATAGCGCTCTCAACACAGTCGGTAATATGGCCCCCTCTATTCTGGTGGGCTCTATTACTGGCGGCCCTGTTGGCACTGTGGCTATGGGCATCTCTGCCGCAGGCAACTCTTATAACCAATTGCTGGCGGCCGGTTACGGCGTCGGCGAGGCCCGTGCCGTGTCCACCCTTGTCGGTGCAAGTGAAGCCGCTTTGCAGCATCTGTTGGGTGGCGTCAGCAAGCTGAGCAGCGGCATGATGCCTGAGGCGCTGGCGCGTGTCGCCAAGCTCGAAGGCCTCTACAATACCGTTGGCGGTAAACTCCTGATGAGCATCGGTTCCGAGGTTATTGAGGAGGAGACTCAGCTGTTCCTCGAGCCCCTTATCAAGACCCTTATTCTGGATGTGCCTTACGACGCCCCGAATTGGGACGAGGTGGCAGAGACTGCGCTTACCACTATTTTGTCTACCGGGATGCTGGAGGGCGCTCCCATCGCGGCAGATGCCGCCGTCGGCAAGGCCCAACAAGTGGCCGACCGGCTGCTGGAGAAGTTCCCCAACAGAAAAATCCCTGCCCCGGCTCAGGCTCCTGCGGGTGCTGTCGAGGTTGAAATCCCCACGGTTTCCACCAAGATCCTCATGCAGATAAAGAATGACCCCGAGGCTCTGGCTGAACTGGGTATTGAAACCGAGGGTCGCACTGACCGAGAAGTGATGGACGACATCCGAGCTACCGTCACTCTGCACGAGATGGTACGACAGGTGGTCAATAACGCCGCTCAAACCCAACAGGCCGTTGACGAAGCGCAGTCTGTACCTTATAATGAAAAGGTAGAAACCGAGCAGGCGACTGTGGAGAACCGGGGCGTGACGCTCTATATCACCGAGGGCGGACTGCCTAAGGCCGAAGCGGAAACCGCCGCCCAAATCGTGCAAGACCTGATTGACCACAAGCACGTTGGCGATAAGGCTCTGGAGAAGCTGAAGCTGAACAATCCGAAGTTCCGCCAGATTTTCACCGAGCTCACGGGCGTCCAGTTCCCTGAGACTACGAGCAAGGTGCAAATCCGTAAACTGGCTCGCTCCGCCCACGAGGTGGCTCAGCAGAAGCAGGCAGAGATGGAGCAGGTGCAGGACATGGTGTCGGAGGTTGAGACTCCGAGTGCCCAGAATGAGGTACAAAACGTGGCACCTGAGACTCCTGCGCAAGAGGGTGTTTCCGAAATGGAAATGACCACTCCCGCGGAGACCGAGACTCCGACGGCGGCTTACCCGGTAGACGCGGTTGCCGAATATGCGAACATGGACGCTGACGTCAGGGAGCAACTCCAAAACAAAGCGGCGGATGTGTTGCAGGGGATTGGCTTGTTTAACAGGCCTGAGGGTGTCCGTGCTCTGCTCCAAGATGGCTATACTCTCGGCGAGATCAAGGGCGCACTGAAATCCATCATCAACAACGACGTGGAGCAGAACAGCCTGTTTGCGTTTGATGACTTCCTGTTGTGGGATGTAGTCAACATGTTGCGCGGAAGCGCTCAGGTGTCCGAGACCCTGACTACCCAGCAGGGCGTGATGACCCGGGCTCAGTACCGGGACGCTCTGCGACAGGCACCCCGGTACGCCAACGCGACCGACCAAGAGCTGGACGCCTTGTTTGACTGGGCCAAGGACAACCAGTCTCGTAACGGTATCGTGTTCGACCTGAGCGACCCTTCTCTGGAGGAGATGCAGAACACCCCGTGGGATGAGCAAATCGACAACATCGACACCCTGCCCACGGACACCGCACTTTACATGGCTGACACCCCTAAGGCTCTG